TAAATCATGGCATCATAATGCTTTTGCCGGAGGTTACGTAGACCACGTTAATAGAGTAGTCGAATATGCACTAAAACAGCATAAATTATACTCAGAAATGGGAGGTTCAGTAGATTATTCCGAAGAGGAGTTAGTATTTTCAGCATTATTTCACGATTTAGGTAAATTAGGTGATGGAGATACAGAAAATTATATACCTCAAACCGATAAATGGAGACAGGATAAACTTTCAGAAATGTATACATATAATCCTAACCTTGATTTCATGTTAATTCCTGATCGTTCCTTATTTATTTTACAAAAATTCGGTATAAAAGTATCTCAAAAAGAGTTTTTAGCTATTAGATTACATGATGGAGTGTATGATAAAGCTAACGAAGCATATTTTTTTAGTAATATGGAGTCTTCAAGACAAAAAACATCTATCATTTCAGTTCTACATTCAGCAGATTTTTTAGCTTCCAAGGTTGAATATGATATTTGGAAAGCTAATGGAGGGAATACAATACCAAAAACAAAAAAAACTCAATCATCAACAGGAAAAAAAGTTAATTCTTCGGAAGGATTGAGTAAAATGTTAAAAAATTTATAAAATATGTTAATTTCTATTATTATTTTATCTATAGTTATATTTATTTTATTATTGGCTATACGCAATCTTCTAGTAAAAGTAGAAAAATACGAAGACGTAACTGTAGATCAAACAGAATATTTACAGAATATATCTAATGTTATTAGAGATTCACAAAAGTACCTTAACAGCCTAGATGAAAAGGGGATATTTCAATCTGATGATGAGGTCGGTTATTTTTTTGAACAATTAAAAAACGTACAAAAAGAGCTAGACCGATACATGCTCCCTGAGAATTATGGCGAGAAAGAAATCGAAAAATAACTATTTTACTAAAGAGACCGAAGAGTATATAGTTAGATACAACAATTCAATAGATTCGGACTACCGAGCAAAGATCTTTACTGATCATATTTACTTTCCTTTTTATAAATTAGCTGAAAATATTATTCATACTTTTAAGTTTTATTATACCGATGTAGAACGTATAGAAGATTTAAAACATGAAGTAGTATCAATGCTATTAGAAGAAAAAATTATGAAATTTGATCCTACTAATGGAGCAAAAGCATATTCATATTTTGGGACTATAGTAAAAAGGTGGTTAATTAATTATAATAATAAAAATTATAAAAAACTTAAACAAATAGGTTCTTTCGATGATATGGAAGAATCTTATGAAGGTAGTATGAACGTAAAATTACCCGGAGGCATAACATTAAGCCAGTTTTTAGATATGTGGGTAGAAAAAGTTTACGACGATTTAGATAATATATTTATTAAAGATACTGAAAAACGAATAGCTGACGCAGTACTAACTATTTTTAAAACAAGACACGATTTAGATATTTTTAAGAAAAAAGCTCTTTATATTTACATTCGTGAAATGACAGATTGTGAAACTCCACACTTAACTAAAGTTATTTCTATACTTAAAGACGATTTTTATCAGATATACCATAGGTACCATGATAAAGGTAAAATTATAATAAAAGAACTATAATCTATTTATTATAAAAAGATATGGATTCAGATAAAGAAATATTCAAAGGTAAAACATTATCTAATCTTTTTGAAGAAATCTACAATAATTCTAAAGAGACTAAAACTCAGGTGAAAGGTCTGATTGGTGAATTAAAACCTCTTATAGAAAATATAGGTGACGCTACTCTTTTAGTTCCTATGATTAAAGAGTATATGGAAATAGGAGTTAAGAATGATGAACACTTAATAAAACTAGCTACAGTAATTCAAAGGATAGAAGCTATACAAGCAAAAGGAGGAGATGGAGAAATGTTCGACTTTTCAGATTTACAAGATTTGTTAGATGAACAAGAAGAAAATCAAAAAGAATTAGAGAATAAAACCGAAGATACAGAAGATAAATAATGGGATTTAAAAATTCAATTTTTAATTTTGGTTCTAGTAATAAATTATCCGGAGGCGGTGGAGTATCTAGTTACTCATCGTTCGGAAGAGTACTAGATATAATATTAGACGAATCACATCCTGAATATGCAAATAAAGGAGGAGCAGCTTCTATTAATGGAGTTTTTTACAAACCTTTAGGAGCAGGTGGAAGTGAGTTGATCACAAGAGATATGAGTTTTGCTTATCAAAGTAGTTCCCATATTAAGACAGTACCCATAGTAGGAGAGCTAATTGAAGTCACAACATTACCTAACCCAGCATTTTCAGAAAGCGAACGTAGAACTCAAAACTACTATATTAGGATACTAAACCTATATAATAGCCCTAACTCAGCAGTTTACCCTGATATGACTCTTAATCCTAATATTGATATTACTTTAAGAGGAAAGTTCAAAGAATTAGGTACTGTAAACCCTATATCTTCTTCTCCTGGTGATGTACAATTTGAAGGTAGACAAGGTCAATCTATACGATTTACTGGAGGAAAAGGAAACGGTAACCCTTGGGTAGATGATACTAATTTAGGTAGTCCTATGATTATTATAAGTAATGGTCAACAAGAGACTGATAACGGTTTTAAAACTTTAGGAGAAAACATGGATCAAGATGATAGCTCTATTTATTTAGTTTCTAATCATTCTATACCTATAACTCCTGCTAATGATAAAAGATTATCTTACGAAGATAAACCTGTAGAAGGTAATGAGTTTAAGGGAAGTCAAGTATTGATTAACGGAGGAAGGTTATTTTTCAATGCTAAATCAAGTGATATACAACTGTCAAGTGTGACGTCAATAGGAATGAATACCGGAGGTACAGTTAATATAGATGCAACTGAATATATGTGCTTAGACGGAACTAAGATATACTTAGGAGCTTCTGCACTATCAGCTCCTGAAGTATCAAAAGAACCAGTAATTAAAGGTAACCAACTTGAAGGGTTTCTTTTTAATTTATTAAATGTTTTAGAAGGAATGGCTAATGATATGGCAAGAGCTAAAACAGTCAAGAACCATCCTATACCTGCTATTAATAAAAGAGGGTTGCAAGCGAAACCTGTTATACTAGCTTTAAAAAGTAGAATTAATCCTAACGGTCCTTCAACTTTAAAATCTAAAAAAGTATTTACTGAATAATGGCATTACGTTCTCAAATATCATCTATCGTAGCTAATCAACTAGGAGGTATTCAAGGTAATATAGAAGCTAGAATACAGACTGAAACAGTAAAATTATTAGATAAATTCTCTAATAGATGCCCGGATAGGGATGAGCTTATAAAAATAATTAAAACACGTAACAGTCTTTTAAGAGTAATAAACTCATTTCAAAAAAAAGTAAATAGATTTAATTCTATTCCTAATAAATTAAGACGGCCTATAAGTATAGCTAAAAGAATAATAAAATTATTAAAACGTAATAGAACTAAATTAGCTATAGGAAATAGACCTTCCTTCTCAGATTTTGATAGAGGGGGTCTTTTCTCTGCTAAAACAGCAGGCTTTACAAATAGACAAGCTGATAGATTAGTAAAAACTACTCTATTATTAGAAGATTTAGAAGATGACCTAGCAGCAGTAAAAGGATTACTACAAGGAGTAGCACCTTCGTTTGATAATATTAAAGAACTTTTAGAAAGTATTAATGTTAACGTAGAAGAATGTGCTGAAGAATTACAACAATCACAAGACCAGGCTAACTTGATGGATTTAATAAAAGAAGTACAGCCTTTAGAAAATACAGGCTCTGAAGGAACTCCTGATGAAAACTTTACTTATAGAGGAGCAAATGGAAAAGATTATGCTCTTTCTATAATCGAATCACCTTCTGATGACACTACGGTACTTAGAAGAGTTGCTATCGCAAAAGATATATTTGGTATTACTGTACTTAGAGGGCAACCTTCATATAGTTCTGATACTAAAATACTTTTAGATGAATTAAAATTTAGAATAGATAATCAACTTCCATAACACAACTATTTATAATTATGAAAATAAATCAATTAAGGAAAATAATAAAAGAAGAAGTAAAATCTGCTATTAAAGAAGAGTTACAAGATTTATTAACTGAAGCAGTTAAAATAGCAAGTAAACCTGAAACAAATAATAACAGATACAAACCAGTTACACAAAAAGATATAAAACAAACCTGGTCTACAGGCAAAATGAGCTCAGGCACAACACCTATACAAGAAATGCTTAGTCAGACTAGAGCTTCAATGACAGGTGAAGAATATAGAAATGTGTTTGCAGGGAATGCAGATATGGTACAAAAGCCTAACTTTGCTTCATCAATGGCAAGTAATATGGGTATGACAGATGCTAGAGGACCTATGCCAGGTATGGATATAAGTAAATTAGATTTTGTAAAAAAAGCAGGAGCTGTGTATAACAAATCAGTAGAAAAAGATAAACAAAAATACGGAGTAGCATAAAATGGCATTTAATAGTAGAAAAATAAATCCTTTAGATTTACAACCTAGAAAAGCTATAGGTGTTTCTCTACCGCTTTCTGGCAAAGCAGTTTTTAACCAAACGTTTCAAACTAAAGATGCTATAAGAACTAACCTGATTAATTATTTTTTAACTGGACAGGGAGAAAGATACTTAAACCCGACTTTTGGTACTGAAATAAGGAACTTAATGTTTGAAAATATAACACAAGAAATGGTTAGTAGAGTAAAAAGCACAGTACAAAGAGGATTAGCAGAGTTCTTTCCATCAGTACAACCTACTGATTTTGAAGTTACAGGTAATCCTGATACTAATACGGTTTCGTTATTATTAAGATATGCAATCCAAGATACCAATATTGAAGATGAGGTATTAATAAATTTTGAGCAATAATGGCTGAAAAAAGAGACATAAAATACGTAGCTAGAGAATTTTCTGATTATAAACAGGAACTAATAGAATTTGCTAAGAACTACTTTCCTGATAGTTATAACGACTTTTCACCTACTTCTCCCGGTATGATGTTTATAGAAATGGCTGCATACGTAGGAGATATACTATCTTTTTATCAAGATACACAGCTACAAGAGACTTTCTTACAGTATGCCAAGGATCCTAGCAACCTATATACTATGGCGTATATGATGGGGTACCGTCCTAAAGTTACTAACGTTTCCGAAGTTGAACTATCAGTAACTCAGAACGTAGGAGCCGATCCAACAACTAATCAACCTAATTGGAATCAAGCTTTGGTAGTAAATGAAAACGCTATAGTAACATCAACTTCTACAGGTAATGCAAATTTTTTCATAGAAAATAAAATAGACTTTTCTTTTTCTAGCTCTTTTGATCCTACCGACGTGGTAATAACTACTCTAGAGGGAGGAGTACCTAGTGAATTTTTACTTACTAAAAAAATTAAAGCTTTCTCAGGAGATATCAAGACAGTTACTGAAACCTATACAACTGCAGAAAAATTTGCTACAATTACTATCGAAGATACTAATATTATAGGAGTATTAGAAATTACAGATGATAGTAGCGATGAAGTTACTAAATGGAATGAAGTACCTTTTTTAGGACAAGATACTGTTTTTGTTCAAGAATCAAACGTAGGTAGTGATTCAGATAAAGTACCTAATTCTATTAAATTGCAAAAAGTATCTAAAAGATTTGTAACTAGATTTAATTCTAGCGGAAATCTAATAATTCAGTTTGGAGCTGGTACAGTAGGGGCTGATGATAGTACTTTTACACCTGATCCTACTAATGTAGGTATGGGGACCTTACAAGGACTAAGCACTATCGATAAAGCTTATGATCCATCCAATTTTATGTATACTCAAACATATGGTTTAGCTCCTTCTAATTCTACATTGACTATAAAATACTTAGTAGGAGGAGGGGTAGAAGCTAATGTTCCTGCAAATACTCTAACAGGCTTTACAGCTACATCTACAGCAGTAGACACAACTTATCAAAATACCCTAGCTTTCAATAACCCGCAACCGGCATCAGGCGGAAAAGACGGAGATACTATAGAAGAAATAAGACAAAATTCACTCCGTTCATTTTCAGAACAGAAAAGAACAGTTACCTTACAAGATTACACAGTTAGAGCACTTTCGTTAGATCCTAAATTTGGTACAGTAGCTAAAGTATTTGTTACTCAAGACGAATTGAACAGTACTCAGTCTACTACTGATTCTATAATTGATAGTAACCCTCTTGCTTTATCTCTTTATGTACTGGGTTACGATGCTAATAAAAAGTTAGTAACTGCTACCGATACTTTAAAAAATAATTTAAGAACTTATATGTCGTTCTATACACCTATTACTGACGCTCTCAATATAAAAGATGCATTCGTAGTAAATGTAGGTATTAATTTCGATATATTAGTTAGACCTAATTACAATAGTAGAGACGTACTTTTAGCTTGTAATAATACTTTACAAGAATACTTTGATATTTCCAGGTGGAATATAAATCAACCTATCAATATTTCTAGTATATATAGTTTATTAGATAGAGTTGTTGGAGTGCAGACGGTAAGTAAAATAGAAATAATTAATAAACAAGGAGGAAATTATTCTCAATATGCTTATGATATTAAAGGAGCTACTCGTAATAATATAGTATATCCTTCATTTGATACGATGATTTTTGAACTTAAATTTCCTAATTTTGATATAAAAGGAAGAACTACAACATTATAATATGGCAATTTATAGAATATTTCCCGATAAAGATTCTTTTATTTTTTCTGAAACCAATACAGGTAACGCAGGAAGAGATGAAATAGTAGAAATAGCAGGCTACAAAGGAACTATAGACGGTACCGGTCAAGCAAGTCGTATAGTAACTAAATTTTTAGATAGTGAGATAGACGATGTTATTAATAATAAAGTAACTTTAGCTTTGACTAGCTCTATGAGTGCTAGCTTAAAGATGTACCTAGCAGAAGCTTCTGACCTACCTGTAGAATACTGTTTAAAAGCGTACCCAATATTCATACCAGGAACAGGAGAATGGGATAATGGAACTGGTAAATTCGCAGATAGTCCTGTTAATAAATCAGGAGTAAGCTGGTTATTTAAAAATTCAGCACAACTAAATGCTTGGTCTACAGCTGGATTCACATCTTTTACTACTGCTTCATTTATTTCAGGGAAAGAAGGCGGAGGTAACTGGTATACTGCTTCAAATGGAGTAGATATGCAATTTTTCCAATCTCATAGCATATCCTCAGACCATGATATGGATATCAACGTAACTCCTGCTATTAAACAGATTTACGATGATTTACTTCCTAATAAAGGGTTTATAATTAAATTAGAGGATCAATACGAATTTTTTACCTCTGCTTCTATAAGATTAAAGTATTTTAGTAAAGATACTAATACTATATATCCTCCGTTTTTGGAAATAGGATGGGACGATAGAGTTTATACTACAGGTAGTTTGTCTGTTTTAGATACTGATATTGCTACTATAGATATAAAAAATAATAAAGGAGAATATACTGATGAAGGTAAGCAAAGATTTAGAATTACAGCTAGACCTGAATACCCAACTAGAACATTCACAACATCTTCAGTATTTTTGACAAACTTTGCTCTTCCATCTGCTTCGTATTGGGGATTAAGAGATGAAAATACAGAAGAAATGGTAGTAAACTTTAGCACAGACTTTACTAAAATAAGTTGTGATAGTAATGGACCATTTTTTGATGTTTATATGGATGGGTTGCAACCTGAAAGATATTATCGTATATTAATCAAGACTACTTTAGATAATAGTACCGTTATAGTAGATAATAGAAACATATTTAAAGTTGTAAGAAATGGCTAGAGAAAAAATTAGAATAATTACAAAATCTAATAATCGGGAAAAGCTCCGTAACGTAATAGATACTGAATTCAAAACTTATGTAGATCCCGTAGATGTTATAGATAATGATACAGTTGAAGAGCTTTTTAGACTTTATGATAAACTCTATTACAATATACCATTAGAAGGAGAGAATAATTCTCACGAGTATATTTTAGCTAGAAGTTCTCAACTTGTAGATTTAGAAAAAGATACTGATGAAATACAGCCTCTATTAGACGAAATAGGTCAACTTAGACAGCAATTATTAGCTGCTAATGAACAGATATTTGAATTAGAAAAAGATGCCTAAAATTGAATATAACGTCTTTAAAGTTGATCCTGTAGGATTAGCAAGATTTAAAGAACTACCGAACGAAAGTTTAGAAAATATAATTGAACCTGTAGAAGTAGCAGGGTCCTTTATTTCAAACGAAGATTTTGTAGAACTATCCTATTTTACTTTAGATAACGTTAGAGTTCAAACTGTAGCTGACTACCGTAACTACTCCGTTGTTTCAGGAGAAAGAACTTCGGGTGCTGCAGGAAATGCAGAAATATCAGTCGATCCTTTAGAAGACTACAAAATTTTTTACGGAACTACAGGAGAAGTAAAAGCTCTGTACAATTTTTTAAGAGATCCTTTCCTTACTAATAGAGTAAGACAACAATTTTTTTTCGAAAGCATTTCTTCTGACAGAAAAGAGGCTAGATTATTACCTGTTGCATTAGATTCACTGACGGTACAGCAAGTAGGTCAAAGATTAAATACAAGATTTTTTGAAGAAGTTTATAGTGTTAACTTACATTTATACCCTAGTGAAAATAATTTTCATAGTATAGTTAATGTAGATATTAAACCTTTTAGAGGAACAACTTCACTTATTTTAAAATTTGCAGAACCTTTACCTCAATCCTACGAAGTAAATAATTTAACTTTTATAGTTGAAAAAATAGCAGATTCTATAGCTTACGAAATAGAAACTGAAGTTATTCCAGATGAAGAGGTAGTACCAACATTAAGAGGAGCTAATTTTAACGTAGATGTCGAAGAGCAGAATACTGAACCTTCGCAATATTATAACTATAATGAATTATTTAGCTTTCCTGTTAATAATACTAATAGAGAATTAAATTCACTTTTTAACGAAAAAGGAGCTGAACTTAGTATAGACTATTCTAGTTTTAGTAATTTTATTAATTTTTCATCAGCTGAAGAAAGACTAAGAAATTTTAGATATAAATTAGATCTTATAAATTCATATCAAAGTAGTTTAGATAATATAAACGATTCTACATACACTTCCGCTGGAATATCAGGAAGTAGGAATTTTTATGAAAATTTACTCAATGGAGTAATAAATAATTTTGATCATTTTGAAAGACATTTATATTTCGAAAGTGGTTCAACATCATGGCCTAAATTATTTTCTACTCCTAACGGAGCTGATAAACCCTATACCAATATGGCTTCTGATGAAGAAGCAGCTATTTCTTTTTACAATACGGAAATACAGTCCGCAGTACTCTATGATTCTCAAAATCCAGATATACTTACCAATACCATACCAGCATTTTTAAAAGAAGATTCTAATAACGAACCGTATGAACTATTCATACATATGATAGCTCAACATTTCGATAATTTATGGCTGTATACTGACGCTGTTTCTAAAAAATATGATGCAGATAATAGATTAGATAGAGGTGTGTCTAAAGATTTAGTAGAAGATCTACTTAAAAATTTCGGAGTAAAACTATATACTAGTACTAAATCAGCAGAAGATCTATTTAGATATTTTACAGCAAACTCTTACGTAACTGATGGAGAATTTTTGCCTTCCGGTATTACTAATTCTGGAGAAGAACCATTATCGCAGAATGATTACCAAAAAGAAATTTATAAAAGGATATACCATAATTTACCTATATTATTAAAAAGTAAAGGTACTGAAAGAGGTTTAAGAGCACTTATAAATTGCTTCGGTATACCCTCAGACGTTCTTAAGATAAAAATTTTCGGAGGTCAATCAGTTAATGATTTACCTTATTTTGGAGGGGAACAAGCCTTTACTGGTTCGTTTGATAAAGTAAGATTAGATAATACTGGAAGTATAGTTCCGGGTGATACTATATCTTTTTATACTTCTATAAATAAAAAAGACAATAAATACACTCAAGATTTACATAGAGTTGAAGTAGGATTTTCTCCTTCTGATAATATGGATAACTATATAGTATCTCAATCAGCAGTACTTTTTCCAAACGATCCTTTTAATATAGACCAGTATATAGGTGATCCAAGAAGTTACCCTACTAATAAGTATACTGAACTTTATTACCACGCTCAAACAGTTCTTGCTGATGTTAGTGAGTATAACGTTAAAGACTTTGTTAGATTAATTAAATTTTTCGATAATGTTTTATTTAGAATGGTTCGTGATTTTATTCCTGCAAGAGCAGTTACGGATGCAGGTATAATAATTAAACCACATTTATTAGAAAGAAATAAAGCTAAAGAGCCCGTAATGACATGGACTAGACCTGAATATACTGGTTCTATTAAAGTAATAACTATGTCCGGTTCTAACGCAGGTGCATACCAGAACATAGGTTTTGGTTCAGTAGCTACTTCTACCGATAGTACAGTATTTGATAAAGAATCTAAAACTGCTTATAGTAGACAAGTTATGACACCGTTAGGATTAAGGCCTAAGATAATAAATTCATTGTCTCAAGTTCTAGTAGAAAAGAATTTTAATGAAGCTAAATTTGACGGGGAACTAAAAAACAGTTACTTTAGAATTACTAACGGTGAATTGAACGATGAAAATCCCTTCAAGCAGATTACATACCCTGAAGTACAATACAATACTCAATTCTGGACCGAAATACCCCCAGAACTTTGTATATTATCTACTGAAAATACTGAATACATAGTTACTAATCCTGCACAAGACTTAAATCTAGCCGCTGGAGTTTTTATAGGAGATACTCCTTTGTACAATTTTTTCGTAGACGGAGATACTCCAAATGTTAATTCTTTTACCCACAACTTTAGTGATGGTTCACAGTACGACGTTTTTAACATAGTTGCTGAACATATTAATCATCCTAATATTTTTAACTCTGCTTCTCAAGAAGAAGGCTGTCGAGAGTCAAGAGATGTGAGGATTGTAAGTTGCTTCTTAGGATCAGTACCAACAGGAAACATACCTCCAATAGTTACTAGTAATTTACCATATAATTTATATGAAATATTTTTTAATCCTGATGATCCTAATGATCCTGGAACACGAAATTCTGAAATTACTTATTTTGTAAACGGAGCTGAGGTAGGAAGTACTGTTAACGGTCTAGATGATGAAGAAAATCCTAACTATAATCCTTCTAACCCTGCTACTGCATATAGTATACCTGCTGGTTATGTAGGAACTACTGTAGATTTTGAAGCAAGAGATAAGTACTCTTCGGTCTGTAGAATACTTCTTCAATTAAATTACGACTCTTGTCCTTTATTTGACCCTTCATTTTTACTTCCTGGAAGAGCATGGGCTACTGGATTGATTCCTCAAATAGAAACAGCTACACCTCTTCAACCTGCTGTTTTTATAGCTCCTTTTACTTTCTCTGGGGTTACAACTACTACGACATTTAAATTTAGGTTAAGAGTAGTACATGCGTACAGGTTAGCTAACGGAACAGAAGTGAGTAATAGTTATCAAACTGAATTTGTAGATATTAACATTGACAATTGGAACGGTGTTACAGGTCTATCTAATGTACCTAACAACTACTTCGATATTATAGCATCAGATGAATTTAACTTAAGTTGGTTATTCCCCGATCCTCCTCCTGCAGTAACTGGTAACTTCCCGTACGAGGAAGATAAATATACTAGGTTTATACAATTTAAGGCTACTACTAGCGTTACATGTGATGCTTTGAGTAGATGGTACTTATTCGATAGTGCTGAAAAGTCTAAACGTGAAGTAGTAATGAAATTCTTTGGATCTCCAAATGGAGGTGCAATTAACGATTTTGCTTTAGGTAATATATGTACTATTGCTAACGATAAGACAGTATATGTAAATTTACCTATATCTCAACCTACTCCTGATCCTATAACTATAATTTTACAACCGTCTGATTTTCCAATTTTTGAAAATGGACTTGATGGTGATTCAACACCAGCTGAATTCGGAGTATATGGAGCGGTAAATTCAAGTGATGGAGAAAATAGGGGTCGTAGATGGAATGTAGAAACAACTGTTGGCGGAGCACAGTTTGGAGCGTGGGATCAAGAAACTGCGTTTGACCCTAACTTCGGAGGTAACGAAGGTTATGATTTCACTGTAGTTAACGGTAAAATAATTTGCTCTGAGCCTGGCGGAGATACTTTTACAGAAGTAGGAGGTGACGATAACGACGTTGATAACCCAGGAGAAAGCGGGGTTGGTGGTCATGATAGTCAAAATCCTAATATAAGCTCAGGAAATTACGGATAAAAATATTTATAAAAGATGACAGTAGCAGAATTTTTATTATTACATACCTCAGGACCGTTGAACTTTTCCAATTGGATAAATGTTCTATATAACTCTGTAGGTATTAATCCCGATACAGGGCTAGAAGAAGGTAGGATAGATGCCATTACAGTAACTGCAAATGCTCTATCTTTTAACGGAGTAACTACCCAACCCGATATAGATTTATTAACAATTCTTCAACAAGTAGAAACAGTAAACTTAATATTTGATAATGTAAATTATACGTTTACGATTACAGCAGTAGATTTCATAGATGGGCAAAATGCATTTTTCTTTTTTCAAGTTACTTCTGATACTTTAGTACCTAATGTGAATGACGCTAGCTTGACTAATGCTCAATACAATACAGTAGTAAACTTAAACCCTATTTTATCTTCAGCCACATTTTTGAATTCTGATTACAATATTACAATAAATAACGGTACTGTATTAAGGGAACATCCAAATAAACTTATTGCTGATAGAGAAGCTGGTTTTACGAACCCTTCTAACTTTTCAGCTATACTTAGTACTTCAGCTTCGAAAGCTAATTTGCAAGAAAGTTTCTATACTTCTACCGGTTTAACTAATGCTAGATACGAAGGTACTACAACTGACGCTGAAGATTTTGCAGGAGTACTACCAAGCTTTAGTGCAAGAGAATTTACTGGAGAAATACACCCTCCTAATGCTAATAGAGATTATGCATGCGGTATAGGATTAAATACTAATAGAGTTTTAGTTCCAATGTTGCATACAGGAAAAGCTACTAATCCTCTCTTTAGTTCTAGTTCTACTAATATTGAAACTTCTGATTTAATTAATTCTACACAAACTACAATAGAATATAATTTAATAAATAATTTAACTGCTACTAATGCATCTTTAGTAGAAGTAGGAGACTTATTAAAGACCTCAGATTCAAATGAAATTTTAAAAGTAGTGCAGAATAATTTAGATACTAAAATACTTCAAGTTAATAGAGGACATTTGCAAACAACTGCAGCACCTATTCAAGCTACTAGAACTATTGAAAAAATAGATAGAACCGATCTATTTAGATTTGATCAGTTTGGTACTAATTTATCTACTGTAGGAGAAGCTATAGTATATGTACAGGAAAATAATTCTCTACTGAATACTGATGAATTTGGAACAGTATTTAGTTCATCAATTTGTCCTGATCCTCTTCTATTAGGAATAGATAATCCAAATTCAAATTAATAAAACATTAAAATAAGATATTTATATAAAAAGAAAAAAATAAAAAATGGGATATTTAGATAATTCAATCGTAACAGTAGATGCAATTCTTACTAAAAAAGGAAGAGAATTGTTAGCTAGAGGAGATGGTTCCTTCAAGATTACTCAATTTGCTTTATCCGACGATGAAATTGACTATACTTTGTATAACCCTACTCATAATTTAGGGTCTCAATTTTACGGTCAAGCAATAGAAAACTTACCTATGCTAGAAGCATTTCCAGATGAAACTCAGGTAATGAAATATAAACTTACTACCTTACCTAGAGGTACTGCAAAATTACCTATCCTAGATTTAGGATATACATCGATTAGACTAAAACAAGGAGCTTCTTTAGCAGTAACTCCACAGACTTTAAATTATTTAGGTTCATCCCAAACCTTCGAAGCTGGTGGTTATGTAGCTACTTTAGCAGATGCTAGAGTATTACAGACTTATAATGGAGTAGGTATTAATACTCCTGAAGCTGAAAGATTAAATTCTACAACTACTTTAGGTACTAACGTTTCTAAAACAGTTATAGGTACATCTATAAATTTAACAGCAACAACTGTCAATACTTTATTTGGTACCCAAACTACATTACAAACAACACTTACAGTTATAGGTAGAGATTCTGGAGCTAGAATTACTATACCGGTAACAATTGTAAAAGTAAATAATTAATTAAGATATGTCATTTAAAAGATTAGATCCAGAAGATATTTCGATTAGTGCAGAATCAGTAGTTTCTCCAGCATGGACAGGAGGTAATGTCACTCTTTCTGAATTCCATCTCAACGCTAATCAAACAGCTAATAACACAGGTAATTTTTATTTTGAAGTTTACCACCAAGCATCACCATCAAATACTACTGCAAGAGTACAATTTGCTTTAGCATACGGACATAAAAATGGATTAGGTAGTATTCCTTATGATTCTAGTGAAGCAGGGAAATCTCCTTCATCTACTATTTACGGTCAATATAGAAATTTAGTATTTGGAGATGAAGAACAAGATTTTACTTTTCAAGGTCAAACGTCTGACGACATTTACGTTATAACTGTTGATAGAGCTAGATACAAAGAAAAACTATTTCCAGGTACTTTTAATTTAAAGTTAGTTAGTGGTTCAAATGTACTACACTTAACCGATAATAGTAACGATTTATCTACAGTATCGTATGTTGATGCCGGTAGAGTATTCGATGTAGTAAGCGGTTCTAACGGATCAGGTTACGGCTCTACTACCGGGTATAACACAGCTGGAGGTAGCTATGGAAAGTTTTTACCAGATGTAGGAATAATAATACTTAACGGAACAGCTTTAAATTCTTCTACTGATGGTGTAGCTATACAAACTAACTTCGGTACAACTAATTCTGCAATAGGAATGAAAAATATGCAAAGAATCTTTAATGTGATAGATGCTGGTGATGCATTTTCTTTGCAATCAGAAGAAACAGTTTCTTCTAACTTTGTTTTTGTACGAGTAAGAAACAGTGAATTTAACTACTCTACTAATCCATCTAACATTACCTCTTCAGGAGAATTACGTCACGATGTTATGATCAATACTCCTCAAGCGTATATAACAACAGTTGGATTATATAATGATAATAACGATCTTTTAGGGGTAGCTAAACTTTCTAGGCCTTTACTTAAAGACTTTACTAAAGAAGCGTTAATCAGAATCAAACTTGATTATTAATGAATGAGTGCTTACAAAAAATTAAACCAACAAGATTCGTATATATCAACTTATGTCTCCCGAAAGTCTTGGATAGCTAGCGGTAGTCAATATAGAGAGTTAGGTATAAACAATATAGTTGGTCTTTCTGGTTCTAGAAATACTTATCTATATTCTGCAGATAATGTAACTGCAGGTAATGCTATAACAACAGCAAGTTCAGCTTTTAACAGAAGATTAATTTTCGATAGTGTTAACCACCTATACTATAACGAATTCAAAAACTCTGTTCTTATAACTTCTAGTTCATATGAAGCTTATTTACAATCATCTTATGAAGTAAGCGGTTCAAGATATTTAAATACTAGAGTTGCTATTTTTTCTCTACCAAAAGAGATGTACGGAACTAATATAGAACCATTTTCAGTTTCTATAACTCCTGATTTTATTAACAGCGGTAGCGCTGAAACAGGTAGTTTTGACAACTACGTTCATAATAACTACTCTACTGAAGAAGGTATTAATTCTATAGCAGCAGATAGAAATCTGTATATAGAAAATATAGAATTTTTATTTGGTTCAACTGGAGCTAATTGTAGTTTTGATCATCCTGATTATATAGAAAACGAATCGACTTATGTAGATGAAAGTAGTAATGAATATTTAGATACTACAGGTAATGCTAGAAACTGTAATGAAATATGCGACGATGGAGAAGGTAGATTATACTTCAAATATTCTATACCTAGAGTTTACGTAGGTAATGTTATATATACTCACGGTCAAATTATAATTACTGATGAAATAGTAGCTATGTACTATAATCACTATTTTGATGCAGTATTAAAATGGAAATCAAACCTACCTATATATACTCACAATTTTCACTGTAAACTTAAAAGTCATGAATTTAACTATAGTTTAAATAAAACAGCTTTTGAAACTACAGATGGAAAGCTATCAAATCTTCTTTCTGGCTCTAGTTTTGCACCCTACTTTACTACTGTAGGTTTATATAATGATGCTAATGAACTAGTAGCTGTAGGAAAATTAGGTAGACCTACTCCTAAATCGACCGAAACTGATATGTCTGTTTTAGTTAAGTTAGACATGAATTTTGGCTCAGATAGATTAATAGGAAGTAGAACAACAGAATTTATTGCATCTGATCCTGAGGAAGATAACGTAGTAGTTAATGAACCTCGTTGTATATATTATTTTACTTTTCGTAATTATTACTACAAAGGAAGCACTGGTACAAATCAATCTTTACACGGCTCTCCTTACTACCGTAAGAAATCACAAACTAAAAGAGTATTAAGGGACGATGGAGATTATATACTTTATAGGAAAGCATCATCGACTACTGATATTTGTAAAAAATCTAATGATAACAGAAAAGTTTTTAATACTGAAAATTTTACAATACTTCAAAGAAGTCCTAATTTTAAAGTAAAAAAAGGACTAACTAGTGTCTGTTATGTTGACGTAACAGTTGAAAAAGTAGATAATATAACGGATAATATTAATGCAGACTTCAATGGTTTTGTTTTTGACTTTACACAAAAAGATGGTTCTCAATACAATGAAACCAGTAACGTAAATAATAGAACAAAACAATTTTTTAGAGATAAGATTACAAGCTATTTATTATCAAATAAAGCGCCTTGTACGTTTGAAGCATCGCAAGATGCAGTAAGTTGCTTGCCTTCATAGCAAATATAAAGGTAAGTAGAATTGAAATATTGAATAAAAAGTCCAGATTAAACTGGGTGAATTGCTGGGAACTCTTTAGAGCTTTAACTACCGAAGCGTAACAATGTTAAAGATTAGACAATCAGCAGCCAAGCTACAAGCCATCTTGTAGAAGGTTCAGAGACTACTGGAGGGAAAATGGCTTCCCTTAATAACCAGATTAGCGCCCAGCAGGAGTAATCCTGATGATATAGTCCGATCTTTATGGAGACATAAAGTTAACAGTAATGAGTGTAGCGGTAACCTTAGGTAGGATAAAACAAGCACCACTGGATTAACATTACATTAAAATAGATAATAATGAGTAAACAAATAGTTCTTAGAGTCAACAAAGGATCCGCTCTTACTTATGATGAGATGGACAGAAACCAGTCTCAATTTTATTATTCGAGCTCTACGGATCCATCAGGAACTCAACTTCGATTACATTACTCAGGAAGTAATTCATTAAATGGATCGGGTGTTGACTATTCACCTGGCTTTCATACTGTACAATTTCCTAGCGTAGATATTACTATTCCTGAAGCAGTAGCAGCAGGGGATAATACACAAGTCCAATACAACAAAAACGGAGCATTTGCTGCAGATAGTTTATTTACTTTCAACGAAGACAGTAACTTTTTAGGAATTGGTACAGGAGCTCCAACCTACAGATTACATTTAGAAGCTGACGAAACTAATAAAGCTGAAATTTACTTAAACGGTAAATCTACAGCCAATAGCAATTTAACTGTACCTTCTTTTGTATCATTTGCAGAAAATAATGACATACTGGGTAAAGTCGGTAGAATTAATACAAACGAAAAACATACATATTTAACCAATAATAATTTTTCACAAGGTAGTGATATATACGGGCAAGTAGTAATAGGCATAACAGGTAATACCGGTGATGAATTAAATAGTGTAGCTAGTTTTGACTTTAGCGGTAATTTTCCAACTTTAGGAATAGGAACAGGTAATACAGTATTAGACGGTGAAGCAAGAAATATATCAGTAGTAGGTTCGCGAGGAGTTGGATTCGGTACTTCTACTAACTATGGATTAGCTTCTTATATTAAACCTATACCAACAGAATTAATTTCTCAAACTAATTCTGACGGTACTAGAAAATTTATTCCTAATTTAAGTACTGTTGATACTGATGGTCTATTAATATCTTCACCCGATGACGCTGAAGGAGGTAATTTAATTTTAAATATTAATACCGATTCATTAAAGCATGAAGCGTTTAATATTATTCAATCAGTAAATAGAGATTATACTAATTCAGGTTTAATAGCTTCTTTTCCAGCTAGTGGTAAAGTAGGTATAAATACAAGTAATGCTGATGATGTAGGATTAACAGTATCTGGTATAGTATCTAGTTCAGGTAACTTTACAACTGAAGGTACTGCTACTATAGGTACTTTAGCAGCCGGTACATCTGATTCAACGAGTGCCCTAGTTGCTACTACAGCAGGACTAGTACAAAAAATAGCTGCAGCACCGGTACCTCTAGGAGGTATAATTATGTGGTCAGGCGCTCCAAACGCTGTTCCAGATGGATGGACATTATGTAATGGTTCAGGAGGAGCTAATGGTGTAACAGTACCTGATCTAAGAAATAAATTTGTAGTAGCTGCTGGTAGTTCAGGTGGAACCGCTACTACTAATATAGAAGGAACAGATCAATCTAGTGGAGGAAGTAATACACATAATCATGGAGGCAGTACAGGAAATACTACATTAACCATATCACAACTACCTGCACATAGTCACGGTTATGATGATGCATACTATGCTGAAGCTCGTAGTGGAGTTCAATATAACGTTAGAGGAGATGCTGATGGTGGTGGTACAGATGGTGATAATGAATTTTTCTGGAGAACTCGTGATAACGACGGACAACCCTTTGGAAATCCTCCAAGTGGAAATGACCAACCTTTAACTGAAACTACAGGAAGTGGTAACTCTCACAATCATTCAATAACCAGTGTTAATAATATACCAGAGTATTATGCATTAGCATTTATAATTTACGTAGGAGCATAAAGAACAAGAAAAGATATTTATAATAAAGATATAAAATGGCAATACCAGGATTAACATATAGATTAGCAAAAGGATCATCTCTTACTCATACAGAGATGGATAATAACTTTAGATCATTAATCTATTCTAGTTCTATACAAGATGGAGGAGATACACTTCATTTACATTTTGATACTTTAGCAGGTACAGATAAACATATCATACCTCTTGCTGGAGGGACAGGAGGACTTACTATTAGTAATAATATTGATAATAGGGTAGTAACAGCTACAGGTACTGCAGGATTGATTCAAGGAGAAGGAAACTTAACATTTGACGGTAGTAATTTAACAGTAGTAGGAAAGATAAGTGTAGAAGATAGTGATAAAAATATTCTTATAGGTAATCTAGCTGGTACTGATATAGTAGGAGGCGAATGTATAATTGCTATAGGTAAAGAAGCAGGAAAAAAATTAACTACTAATAATAATGTTGTAATTGGAACTGGTGCATTAATAGCAGCAGAAGCATCTGCAGGTAGTGTAGTAGTCGGAGATAGTGCGTTACCGGCCTTAACCTCCGGTGATAATAATGTAGCTATAGGAGTTGGAGCAGCTACTAATGTAAGCTCAGGTGCAAGTAATATCTATATAGGAGCAAACGCTGGACCTACTTCTACAACATCACAAAATAATAAACTTTATATAAATAATGCACAGTCAGATACTCCTTTAATATTAGGAGATTTTTCTACTCAACAAATTACTTTTCCAGCAGGAGTAACAGGTTCATCATTTACAGGTTCTTTCTTCGGTGACGGATCTAATTTAACTGGTTTATCAGTTTCTTCTGAATGGGATGGTTCGAGAAATGGCGATGCTGAAATAACCGGATCATTCGTAGTATCAGGTTCAGGAGCTGTAGTAAACTTTACTAACACAACTGCTATCTCAGGTTCAATATTTTCAGGTTCATTCTCAGGTGATGGTTCAGGTTTAACAGGAGTGACTGCAAACGCTTTTCCTCATACAGGTTCGGCTGTTATATCAGGTAGTTTAACTGTTATAAATTACCCTGCTAATACTACTATTATTTCAGGTTCTACTGCTATTAGTGGTTCATTAACCGTAAATAATTTATCAGGTTCATTTTTCAAAGAGTATATTACAGTTGGTAATAATATTAAAATACATCAACCTAACGTACAGTCTATAGGTATAGGTTGCGATACTTTCAAAGAAAATAACGGTTCTGGAGGCTCTACTGCAATAGGATTTAAAGCAATGTGTTTAGGAGGGGGTGTAAGGAATGTTGCAGTTGGAAACGCAGCTATGCAATGCGGAGGTTACGACTCAGTAGCTATAGGTAATTGTGCTATGAGACAGAATTTCGGTACCAATAATGTTGGTATCGGCTCTAACGCTTTAGCTACAGGAAAAGTTTGTAATTTATTAGGTAATAGAAATTTAGCCATAGGAGCTTATGCATTGAACGGTACTGGTCCAGGTAGCTTTAACGTAGGTTTAGGAACTAATTCTCTCTGTACTAACAGATTCGGTTCATGTAATACAGCAGTAGGGCAATTTTCTTTAGATAAATTAAGATCTATAGTAGCAGGAGTAAGTGATAGAAATACTGCTATTGGAGCTTTTGCAGGTAGAAACTTAAGAGACGGTAAAAATAATGTATTTATTGGATTCTGTGCAGGACCTGCTGTATTGAATACAGATGAATCGAATCAACTATATATAGCATCTAGTTCAGGAGATCCGCTAATAAAAGGAGACTTCTTATTAAGAACATTAAATATAAGTGGTTCGATGAAAGTTAGCCAATCTATTTCAGCTTCTGCTTTTTCAGGAGATGGATCAGGATTAACTAACTTACCAGGAACTGAATGGGATGGTACAAGAAACGGAGATGCAGAAATTACAGGTTCTCTAATAGTTTCAGGAGCTGCTACTACTACAGTTGACTTTACAGGAACAAACGCAATATCAGGTTCTACATTCTCAGGCTCATTTGTAGGAGATGGATCTGGACTAACCGGAGTTACTTCAGAATGGGATGGAACTAGGAACGGTAACTCAAGTATAACTGGTTCTTTAGTAGTTTCAGGTTCCTTAGATGCATCAGGAACAGTAACTTTAGCTTCATCAGGTTTCCCAGGAGGCCCAGGAGTAGAAATTATACATTTCCATTCTTCTAGTTTATCAGGTATCCATAATATTCATTCATTTGCTATTCATAATACTACCGGCTATACCGGTTTTAAAGCAGATTATGCTTTAACTAATGCTAATGAAAGTGAAAAAAGAGTAGGTACGTTATTAGGTGCATGGGATCAATCAGGAGGAGAAACTATAAATGATTCTCATACTATATCGACCGGAGCTATTAATACTACAGCATTTAGTATAGACTCAGACGGCTCGACTGCAATATTAAAATTAAATGCATCATCAGGAACTTATGAAGTTAATATGTTAATAACAGCATTTAAACGACAAGTATAAAAAAATAAAACATGGCTAACGAACACATTTTAAAAAATTCACTGATAGTTACTGGAAGTATAACAGCCTCTGATGGGTTTTTCGGTGACGGTTCAGGTTTAACTAATATTACCTCTACTTCGGAATGGGACGGTAGTAGAAATGGTAATGCAAGTATTACAGGTTCTTTAGATGTTTCAGGTTCAGGAGCTATAGTAGACTTTACCAATACCTCAGCTATTTCAGGTTCTACTTTTTCAGGTTCATTCTCAGGAAACGGTTCAGGACTAACTAATCTTAATATTAATGGAATTACGGGTAATAATTTAATCCTATCAGGAGCTTTTTCTGGTTCATTCTCCGGTGACGGTAGTAACTTAACCGGTATAACAATATTTCCTTTTACAGGTAGTGCCGTAATAACAGGTTCATTATTAGTTTCAGGTTCAAATACTACAGTAAATTTTGTAGATGTAGCGGCTATATCTGGTTCAATATTTTCAGGATCATTTGTTGGAGATGCATCAGGTTTAACTAATTTACCTGAAACTGAATGGGATGGTTCAAGAAACGGTAACGCTTCTATTACAGGTTCTTTTGTAGTATCAGGATCAAGTCCGTTAATAGATTTAAAAGGTCTAACTACTATAGATAGAAATATAGAAATATCTAATCGTGGAGAAGATAAGTCTTTAGGATTAGGTAGCGAAGCTTTACCTACTTCTACTATACTTAATAGACAAGCTATAGCTTTAGGACATAGAGCTATGCGTCTTCAAGTATCGGGTTCTAATTCATGTAACTTAGCTATAGGACAATGCGCATTAGCTTCTAATGTTAAAGGTGTAAATGTTATAGCTATAGGAGCTTGTAGTTTACGAAACTCTGTAGGGTTAAGCTCTTCAGGAAATATTAATTTTAGTCATAATTTAGCTATAGGTATATTAGCAGGTCATTGTATGACTATTGGTAGATATAATACTATCTTAGGTCATGAAGCTTTAGCTGATGGAACGGGAGCAAGTAATAGTGTTGTTATAGGATATAAAGCAGGTAAAAAGAATAGTACTTCTAATAACGTCTTTATTGGAATGTGCTCAGGTCAGATGAACCTAGGGAATAATAATACTTTTTTAGGTTATAAGACCGGAAATTGTTCTACTACTGCTAGATGTAATGTAGCTATAGGGGATAGAGCATTACAAAGTAATTCTAATAACTGCTTAACAGGTTGTTGTAATGTTGCATTAGGGATTATGGCCGGTGGTGAAGCAAATAAAGCTTCAAGCAAGAACGTATATATAGGACCAGAAGCAGGACCTAGTACAGGAACAATACAGAGTTGTCAATTTTATTTAGGTATCGGTCAAGGAGAAAGCCCTTTGATGAGAGGAGATTTCGGCACTGGTCATTTAGTAATCAATACTCACGTATCAGCTTCAGCATTTAGTGGTTCATTTATAGGAGACGGTTCTCAACTTACAGGAGTTGCAGGTCAAGGATTTCCTTTCGTTGGAGATGCTGTAATAACTGGTTCTTTAGAAGTTTCTCAAAGTCTTAGAACTAGCGTAGCTCTATCGATACCAGCTGGTCATGTAGTGTTGAGACAAGTATCTGAATCGTTAAACTTTACTAAAGATTCTCAAGCTGCTGCTGCAGGTGTACCGTTAGGAGGTTTGTATAGAAGTGGTAATTTTATAGCAATAAGAATAGAATAATAATATAATATGGGATTAAAAGTAGGAGATATAGACATAACAGGTGCATTGAACCTTTCCGGTTCCTTTGCTATATCAGGATCATCAGGTGCTTTTACCGGATCGTTTTCTGGTGATGGCTCAGGATTGACTAAAGTGACTGGTTCATGGTCTGGATTTAGAACAGGAGATGCTCAACTCTCAGGATCTTTAAGTGTTAGTAGTTCAATAACTGCTTCTGCTTTTAGTGGAGATGGCTCAGGACTAACAGGTGTAACTGGAGAATGGGACGGTACCTTTACTGGTTCAGCTGAAATATCAGGCTCTTTGAGAGTAGAAGGTAGAGTAAGTCAAATCGGATTAGGTAATAGTTCGTATTTCGGTTTTGGAGCTGGAGAAAGCGACGATAAATCTAACAATGGCAACTCAGCCTTTGGACATAACGCATTTAAAAATAACGAAACAGGAGCTCAAAATACAGCTGTAGGATTTGAAGCTTTAAAAACTAACACAAACGGTTCTGGTAATACATCAGTAGGGTATATAACCTTAACTTCCAATACAGGTCAATTTAATACAGCAGTCGGTAATATAGCTTTAGGTAGTGATAACTCAGGAGACTGTAATGTTGCTGTCGGTAATGCAGCCCTATTTGGAAATACCTCAGGAGACCTTAATACTGCTATAGGTTCTTGTGCTCTCATAGCTAATAATTCAGGTAATAATAATACTGCTTTAGGTTTTAATGCAGGAGGTCATAATACAGGAAGTGGTGCTAATAATATATTCATAGGCTATAATGCAGGACCTACTAGTGGTTCTTCAGTATCAAATAAATTATATATTCATAATAATAGCGGTAGTGCTTTAATAGAAGGAGATTTTTCTACTTCTTCTGTTACTATAAACGGATCAATTACTGCATCAGGAAATATAAGTTCATCAGGTACGATTTTTGCTTCTAAATTTGAATCAGCAGGTGCTTCTAATGAAACTATATCGTTTAACGATAATTTAAATATAACCGGTGATATAACAGCATCAGGACATATAAGTTCGAGTGGTACTATTACAGGTAACTCTATTACAGTTAATGACGACGGTTATAATTTTACTAAACATAATATGAGGATGACACCTCAATCTACTGGGATACTTCTCTTCTCAGGAGTTACAACAGCAAAATTTGAAGGTATTGTTAGTGCAAGTGGAGCTATAACAGCTAGTGCTTATAAAGGAGACGGCTCAGGTCTAACTAATATACCTGCAGCTTACAGTGCAGCAACTATATCAGGTTCTTTTACTTCGGTATCTAGTTCTATCGCTGAAGATATAGCATTTAATTTAAGAGGTGCAGTATTTACATCTTCAATCGATGGGAGTTCAACCGAATACGGCAGTATAGTTCCTACTTCAGGCTCAAACATAATAACCGATGCTCAGAATTCCTCGATTTTAGGAGGTAATCGTAACATCATTACACAAGGAGCTTCAGACTGCGCTACAATTGCAGGAGGTTCAGATAATCTGATAAGCGTATCAAACAGAACATTTATAGGTTCTGGGTGTAGCAATACTATTGCTCCTAATAGTCTTAAATCTGCTATAGTAGGAGGATCAGGAAATACAGTAAATAGCGGTTCAATCAGTGCTTTTATAGGAGCTGGTGGTTGTAACGACGTTGAAGCAGATATGGCATCGGTAGTAGGAGGATGTAGAAACTCAGGTTCATCTGATTATTCATTTATCGGTGGTGGTTGTGGTAACTGTATTTCAGGTTCTAACAATGCCGAGTACGGAGTTGTAGCAGGCGGTTTTTCAAACACTATCAGGGAACCATATACTTTCTTAGGCGGTGGTTCTAATAATGAAATAGTGAAAGCAGTAAATGACGTAGGATATTCAGTCTTAGTAGGAGGTCAACTTAACACAGTTGGTTTTGGTGGTGCAGCATTAGTAGGAGGAGGTCAAAACGATGCTTGTGGATGTTTATCATTTGTAGGTGGAGGTTTCTGTAACAACAATAATGGATGTTATGGAATAGTAGCAGGTGGTTGTAAAAACGATATTGCTTCTTCAACTTGTTACGGTATAGCTGTAGGAGGACAATTAAATGAAATGTCTGGTAGTTACTCTGCAATAGTTGGAGGTAGAAGTAATAAAACTGAATCGCCTTATTCGTTTATTGGTGGAGGTTGTTCTAACCATATTATGTCAGGTTCAGACTGCTTTGGTGTAATTGCAGGTGGACAAAATAACTGCGTTTCTGGTTCAGGAGCTCCATCATCTGATAACGGACACCAATTTATTGGGGGTGGTAAAAATAATAAAGCAATGGAAATATTTGCTTCTGTAGTAGGAGGTAATATTAACAAAGCATGTCAGTTCTTTAGTTTTGTTGGAGGTGGAGAAGATAACTTAACTTGCTATCATGATAATTCTTATTTCTCTGCAATCGTTGCCGGATGTCAGAATATAGTAGAAGGTGATCACGCTTTTATAGGAGGAGGTTCAAGAAATTACAGCTCAGGAAGTTCTGGTGTAGTTGTAGGAGGGTCTATAAATTCTAGTTCTGCTGAATACGGAGGAATATTAGGAGGTAAAAATAACTGTAACCAACACGATTGTTCTTTCGTAGTAGGTTCAGATATTACTTCTGCTAGAGACTGTACTACACACGTTAATAACTTATTAGTTTCAGGGTCAACAACTGCTAATGCTATATTACAATTAACTAGAAGAACGACTAATCCAACTCCAGCAGTAGAAGGAATGGTAATAGCATCAGGATCAGCAGGAAGTAGTAAACTATATTACTTTAATGGGTCTACTTGGAACGCATTACACTAAAATAAATAACAACTAAAAAAATGCAACATACTTGGAAAATATACGAACTTGAAAGAAATCTTTCTGACGGAGTAGTAAATAAAGTTACTTACGGATGTGAATCATTAGATTCTGGTTTTACTACTAGAACTATAGGAAATTTTGAAATTTCAGGTTCAGCCGAAGATGCTGGCTTTATAGCTTATGAATCGCTTAATGAAAATAATGTTTTAGGATGGTTAGATTCTAACGTTGATAAAAATGCTATAGAAAATGAAAACTCTAATAAATTAGCAGGTTCTATCGCAGCAGCTTCTAAAATTACTTCTGGAAACGGTATTCCTTGGTAATAGTTGTTTTTAAATAATTTTTTAACTATATTATATAAAACTAAATAAATTTTAAACTATGATTCATAGATGGTATATAGATAATTTAAAAAGAAATCTATCAGACGGTTTAATAACTACTGCTTCATATCACTGCAAAAGTAGAGAAGATGATATGTTTGCTTCCATAACTCATGGAGATTTTAATCTACCTTCTAAAGACTCTTCAGATGCAGACTTCGTACAATACGAAAATCTAACTCAAAATATTGTTTTAGGATGGATTACAGGTAGTTTAGATGTAAACGCTATACAAACAGCAAATTCAGCTTCAGTAGCAGCTAAAATAGCAGCTCATAATGCTAAAACTGAAGATACCGGAGTACCTTGGTAGATTATAAATTAAATTAATATGACGGTTATATTTCACGTAGAAGGTGGCCTAGGTAAGCATATCATGGCTACTGCACTTCTAAAAGTTATACACAAAAAACATTCAAAAGACGATATTCACGTAGTATGTTCATATCCTGATGTCTTTAAACATAATCCACTAGTTAAAAAAGTTCATGCAAATGGAAAGCATGGTGATTTTTATACTAGGTACATAAAAGGTAAAGAAAGTAACTGTAAACTATACTTTAGCGATCCTTATACTCATTCGGACTTTATATTAGAACAAGACCATTTATTTAATATATGGGCTAAACAATGGGGATTTGAATACGAGGGAGAATCACCTCAAATATATTTAACTGAAGCAGAGATACAATATTTTAAACCTTTTTATAAAACTGATAAACCTATCTTAGCAATACAGCCTAACGGAGGTCCACAAAATCAAGGATATAATTATTCATGGACTAGAGATATACCCGAACCTGCTATGTTAAAAGTTATAGAAGAATTTAAAAAAGATTATTCTATAGTTCATATTAAGCGAGACGACCAGAAAAAATACCCCGATACTCTACATGCTTTAGATGGATTTAGAAGTATAGGTATTTTATTACAACTAGCAAATAAAAGATTACTTATCGATTCATTTGCACAGCATCTAGCTACAGCTTTTAATCTTCCTTCTACTGTCTGTTGGGTTACAACTAAACCTGAAGTTTTCGGATACGAATTACATTCTAATATCAGAGCTAATAAATTTAACTTACCAGTAGAGTTTCCAAATAATTTATATCAACCGTTTAATCTTGCTCAAGATATTTCTTCTTGCCCTTACAGTAAATTAGAAGATGTATTCGATGTCGATAAAATTATCAAATCTCTTAAATAATGACTGATCCTACTTGGACTTACCAAGGTCTACCTATTTTATCTATTGAAGGTATGCCTAAAGATACTTACGGTTTTATCTATCAAGTTACTCATATTCCTACTGGCAGAAAGTATTTAGGAAAAAAAGTATTATTTTTTGAAAGAAATAAAAAATTAGGTAAAAAAGAACTACAAGCATTAAAAGAAGAAAGAAAAGCTAAAGGTATAGGAGGAAGAGTACCCTTAAAAAAGAAAGTTATAAAAGAATCAGATTGGGTAACTTATTATGGTTCTCAAAAAGAGATCCTTGAATTAGTAAAGAACGGTAATAAAAAAGATTTCAGGAGAGAAATCCTCAAATATGTAACTGATAAAAAACAATTAACATATTTTGAATGTAAATACCTATTTATAAATGAGGTATTGGAGACTCGTAATAATTATATTAACGATAATATCCTCGGTAAATTTTACAGAAAAGATTTTTTAAATGAAAATTAAAGATATATTATTAGAAGAATACGAAAAAGGTAACGTAAAGCTTATGGGCGATGTTATCTTACCGATTGGTAAGCAAATGGTACTACAAGCTGAAGAGGATACATATAATAGAGGTCTGTTAGTTACTAACAATAAAGATAAAAGCTACGATATAGCATATTGGGCTGATAAATTCGAACCTTACCCAATAGAAGTAGAAATAGACGGTAAATCAGTCTCTAAAGATGCTAAAGTAATCAAACTATTATTTCACCCTGAAATGGATGAATCTACCTCAAAAGATATAAAATGATTAAAATTAAAGACATAGTAGGGCTTCCATCTTTAACTTATCATTTAGAAAACGATCTCTCGTTATATGAGAATGTCTATCGTTATTCAAGTGATAAATTTATACAACTATTTGCTGAAGCAAGAGATGCTTGGAGAGACGGTTATATACAGTTAAACGAAGAAGATACTAAATTACTAGAAGAAACTAATATAGGTGAGTACGGGGTATTCGAAGGAGAAAAAGTACCTTTAGATTTACCTATGGTAGACGAAGCAGAGTATAAAGGTAAGAATGTAGCTTTAAATAAACCAAAAAGAGGAGGACCTAAAAAGTTTTACGTCTATGTTAAGAATCCAAAAACAGGAAATGTTAAAAAAGTAAATTTCGGAGATAGCGGAAACCTTTCCGTTAAGTTAAATGAGCCAGGAGCTAGAGCTTCTTTCGCAGCTAGACATAAATGTGCTCAAAAGAAAGATAAAACTAAACCTGGTTATTGGTCCTGTAATATAGGTCGTTATTGGAAATCATTAGGAGGTTCTAGAAATTTCAGTGGATACTGGTAGACCATATACAGAAAAAGGCGAAATAAGAACTTTTTTAGTTGATACTAAAGAAGAAGAATTAGTTTGGCATAGAGATTACGAAGATAGAATTATAGAACCACTCCACGAAACTGATTGGAAATTTCAATACGATAACAATACTCCGGAGAGTTTAAAACGACTATTTATTAGAAAGGGTGTATATCATAGGTTGATTAAAGGCTCTGGAGATTTAAAATTAAAAGTAATAAAACTGTAAATGGCTAAAATAGTACTTAGCGATTACTTAGGTTCTAAGAGTAGAAAAAGACCAGGTATACACGCTAAAAGTAAAACATCTAAGCTTAAAAATAGTAGAAACTATAAAAAAGCTTATAAAGGACAAGGTAGATGAAACTTTCACAAATCATATTAGAGGGACCCCTAGAATATGATCCTGATTTTAATCGTGAGATAGATAAGATACAAGATCAGGGCGGAAAGTACTTAGGTTCAGGCGATTATGGTTCAGTATACCTTTTAAAAGGAAAGGCAGTTAAAGTAACAACAGATTCTATTGAATTAGATCACGCTGAAAAACTTAAAGGCAAAAAAACTAATAATTTTGTTTATATTTTTGACGTTAATAGGTTGAATAATAAACTAGGAATTATTACAATGGAGGTTATGGGAGAATACAAAGGGGATATTCCGGAAGATTTTATTGATAAATTAGAAAAAGAAGCTGTTAGATTTAATATAGATCCAACAGAGTTAGACATAAGACCTGATAATTTCATGGTACATCCTAAATCAGGTAAGTTAAAAATGACTGACGTTTAGTTGGTAAATACAATATTTTTTCATATATTATAGAGTTAACTATGAAGTATGGATTATAGTTTTTTATTAGGTTCTATAGAAAATATACTAGGAAAAAGCAATAAAAGAGCAAGAGATAATTACGCTTTTCATTGCCCCTTTTGCAACCATCGAAAGCCTAAGTTAGAAATTAACATGGCTACAAATGATGAAGGTAAAAACTTTTGGGAATGTTGGGTATGTAAAACTAGAGGACAGTCAATATTTTCTCTTTTAAGACAACTGAAAGTACCTAAAGTTGAAGCTAATGAAGTACTCAAGTATGTTAAAAGAGGTAAGAAGTATGAGTATAAAAATACGGAAGTAGCAGAATTACCAAAAGAATTTCAACTACTTTACTCAGCTTCTAGTACTTCTATTATTGCTAATAAAGTTAAAAAATATTTATATGAACGAGGACTTACCGACAATGATTTTATTAAATATAGTATTGGATACACAACAGGTGGAGACTATGGAGGAAGAATCATTATCCCAAGCTATTCTTCATCCAATAGGCTCAACTATTTTGTTGGGAGAACTTATGAGAGAGCTTACTTTAAATATAAAAATCCCGAAACTTCCAAGGACATAGTATTTTTTGAAAACTTAATTAACTGGAATCAACCTATTATTTTATGTGAAGGAGCATTTGATGCTATTGCCATTCGTAGAAATGCAGTACCTATATTAGGTAAAAGTCTTTCCCCTTCATTATTAAAAAAAATTATTACTTCTAAACTAAAAGATATCTACATAGCTTTAGATAAAGATGCTCAAAAAGATGCATTAGAAATAGCAGAAAATTTACTTAACTTAGGTAAGAGGGTCTTCCTAGTTGATTTAAAACAAAAAGACCCTAGCGAGATGGGCTTCGAAGCTTTTACTCGTCTTATACAATCAGCAGATGAATTAGACTTATCAAGTTTAATGCTGCATAAAATGGAAGCCATATGATAAGGCAAGGAACTAATATCCTAAAAGAAAATTCAAAAAATAGATTAAATTTTAAACCTGAATTAAAACAAATTAATTTTTTAGATCGTAGAGTCTACAAAAGGGACGAAGGAGTTTATTATCCTTCTGTTACTACTATACTACAATATATGCCAAAAAATAAATTTTTTGATAACTGGTTAAAAGATGTAGGTCATAACGCTGATCTTATAATGAGAAAAGCAGGAAAGGAAGGTACACAAGTTCATGAAGCAGCAGAAGCTTTAGTAAAAGGTGAAGAAGTCAATTGGATGGATGATTACGGTAACGCTAAATATTCTCAAATAGTATGGGAAATGATCTTAAAATTTCATGATTTTTGGTCTACTTATAAACCTAAACTTATATCTACCGAAGAATTTGTATTTTCAGATAAATTTAAGTATGCCGGTACTGCCGATTTATTAGTTGAAATGGACGGTGAAATTTGGTTATTAGATTTAAAAACTTCAAACAATCTACATAGATCGTATGATCTTCAACTTGCAGCATACGCTAAAGCAATCGAAGAAGCAAAAGGAATAAAAATACAAAGAACAGGAATAATTTGGTTAAAAGCTAATACTAGATCAGCATCTAAAAAGAAAGGTGTTTACCAAGGTAAAGGTTGGCAAATTAAAATTATAGATAAAATAGATTATAATTTTGACTTATTTCAGACGATTTATAAACTTTACTTATTAGATAACCCTAAGACTGAACCTATTTATAAGAGTTACCCAACAACTCTTAAAATATGAAAAAAATAATAGAATGGCATCAAAATATGGTTTTTAATTTTATGGCCAAGCTTAACTTAGGAGTATATGAAATAGCTTGGATATCATGGCTGAAAGGTTTATTGATGGGAGCTGTATTTACATTACTATGTAGCTGTGGAGTACAGTTTCAATATGGAGTATTAAATACGGCAGGACAAATAGACGGTATATACCAGACTCCAAATACTAAAGTAGATACTATTAGCTCAGTTTTTGATTTAAAAAGGAAGCTCAGAAACGACTTTAATTTTAGGTACGATTTTGCAACTTATGCAATGAACCAACCTTATTCTTTCTACTGGAATAATCCTAGATTAGAGGGTATTTGGAGACCATATAATAGGTTTGATGTTTATTTTCATAGCAACTGGTTTTGGAACGATTGGGCTTTTAATTACCCTTTCCATCATACTTGGGGTTGGAATAATTGGTATAGTTGGAATAGACCATATTACTACTACGGATGGATTAGACCTTATAGTCCATGGAATAATTGGTATCAAGGACCTTTTAATAACCAGAGTTACAATATAGTCTATAATGCTAGTAGAAGAGGTAGCTTAACTTCTAATCTTAATTCAAGTATTTCTAATAGAATTCAAACTAATAGAGTATTAAACGTAAGTAAAAGACCAGTAAACAATAATGCTGTAAATACATTAATTAATAATTATAAACCTAATAACAACTATAATTATAAACCTAGTAACAATAATACTATAATTGTAAAACCTAATAACAATAATAATTGGAAACCGAGTAATAATAATAACTATAAACCTAGTAATAACTATTCTAGACCAAGCAACAATTACTCAAGACCAAGTAATAACTATTCTAAACCTAGTAATAGCAGTATGTCAAGATCATCATCTTCATCTAGAGGTGGTAAAATAAATAGAGAATAATGATAGAATTACTGAGCCTTATACGAGAACAAATTGAAAAACCTAAAGCAGTAGTAATGGCCGGTGGTGGAGGTACAGGTAAAACATTTCTATTAAAACAGTTAGACTTACCTTCTCTAACTCAATTTAATCCTGACAAATACGTAGAAGATCCAAACCACCGTTTTCATCGTAATTTAGGAGCAGCTTCAATACAGGTAGGTAAGGACGTAGAAGATGCAGCTGAAAAAGGAATTAGCTTTGTTTGGGATACAACTGCTTCTAATCCTTCTAAAATAAAAAGCTTAATAGATAAAGGATATGATGTTTATATGATTATGGTATATGCTCATCCTATGATTTCATATATTGCTAATTTTGGAAGAGATAGATCTTTACCTTCTATAGCAGTTTTCTCTACTTGGCGTAACGTATACCAGTTAATATCTCAATACCAAGAAATGTTAGGAGATAATTTATCTATTTTTATTAACGATAGAGGTGGTAAATTTAATAAAGAAATCGAAGATTTTAATAAAGCTGCTGAAAGAGGAGTTAAAGGTATAACTGAATATCTTAAGTCTTATAACGAAAAAATGGGTACAGGTAAATCTTCATTTTTTGAACCTGTAAAAATGTCTTCCGAAGAAGAAAAAGCTTTTCAAGCAGCAGTAGCTGATGTTGATTACGATAGAAATAACAGATCTGAAGATAAAGCTATGAAACAAGAGTTTTTAAAACTATACCGCAAAAACGGAGTAGGTCCTGGTGACGACCAGTTATTAAAAGCCCGTAATAAATTCAGAGATAAAAAAGCTAGTTTAGATAAAAAAACTGAAGATGTTTTAAAAAATATAGCCGAACTACTTTTTAGCTCAGACTTTCAAAATTTACTCAAATCTTCTTCAGTTGCTGATATAGATAAAAAAGTACAAAAATTCTTAGCATGATAGCATTATATCCAGGAGCTTTTAAACCACCGCATAGAGGTCATTTTGAAGTAGTAAAAAGTTTACTACAAGGAAATCATGGAGGTAAAGTTTATGATATAGATAATTATGCTTCAGCAGGTTCTAGTGTATTAAAAGGAGATAGTGATAAATTACAAAAAATTCGAAAAGTTTTAGTATTTATAGGAGAAGGAGGAAGAAATGGTATAACTAGAGGTGAATCTACTAAAGTATGGAAAATATATGCTAAATATATTCCTGGAGTAGTAATAATGGACGGAGGAAAAAATCCAATGTTGACAGCTAAAGATTATGCCAAAGCAAACCAACAAGAAAAATTTTATGCTGTAACAGGAGTTAGATCAGAAGAAGATTTACCGGATCTTAAAAGAGTTACAACTTTTAAAAATAGAGATAATGTACAAGGGTTAGTAATTCCATCTGCTGAAGGTTCAAAAGTTAGAGCAACTGATTTTAGAAAAGCAATCCTTTCAGGTAACTTAGATGAAGTTTTAGATTTTTTTCCTAGTGAATTATCAAAAGAAGAAATTTTAAATATTATAAGTATGTTAAAGTCAAGTATTATAGCGGAAAAAATGAGCGACGATTTGGATAACGTTATGGAAAATATTTTCAAAACCGAAGGGTCATCAGGAACTGCAACAGCACCTAAAAGTATTATACGCTCTGAAGATAGAGATAAGTTATTAAAAGTATTTACTCAACTAAGAAAAACTTTAGACCCTGAAACATTTGAATTAATATTTAATCAAAATCATATTAGAATACAAATCAAAGATATTGACTTAAAGATAGGATTCGATTATACCCCTTTTATGGCATCTCTTTTAGAATATATGATTAACGAAGGACATAATATAGTGCCCCTTCCTGAAGTTAAAATTAAGAAAGATATGGTTGAATCATCTGATTTTTTCGGTAAAACAGCTTATTATGAACCTACTAAGCAAGAAGTAGTTTTGTATGTTGAAGGCCGGCATCCTAAAGATGTAATGAGATCATTTGCTCATGAAATGATTCACCATAAACAAAATATTGAAGGTAGGTTAGGTAAAATTAGTACAACTGATACAAATAAAGACGATAATCTACTAGAACTAGAAAAAGAAGCTTATTTAGAAGGTAATATTGCTTTTAGAAACTGGGAAGACTCAGTAAAAAATTAATTAAAAAGTTGGATAATTGTATGGAATTTCTTATATTTAATAAAATACTATATTAAAATAAAGGTTATATGAATACAAGTATTGTAGATTTATTAGAAGCATATCCGCTTCCGGAACAAAAAGAAATGCCACCATATAAAATATACTGTGATATGGATGGAGTTTTAACTGATTTTGAATCTCGCTTCGAACATTTTACTGGAATGTCACCAAAAGAGTATGAAAATAATTACGGCACAGCAGCATTTTGGAATCTTATAGATGTTGAAGTAGGAGTAAGATTTTGGGTTGGAATGGATTGGATGCCTCAAGGAAAGGAATTATGGAACTTTATTCTTCCTTACAAACCTGATTTATTAACTTCACCGTCTAGAGATAATAATTCTAGATTAGGTAAAAATTTATGGGTTAAAAATAATTTAAATCCAAAACCGAAAGTAATTTTTGCTTATTCTGCTGACAAACAAAGATATGCTAATGAAAATAGTATATTAATTGATGATAAAAAATCTAATATTAATGAATGGATAGCAAAAGGTGGAATAGCTTTTAGAGTAAAAGGAGGAGACATAACACCAGCAATTCAAGGACTTAAAGAACTAGGATATGAATAACGATTCAGTACTAAAAAAGGAATTTAAAAAATCTGACGTACAGAGAGTTAGAAACTTAGTTAATAAAGATTTTACCGGAGCTACTAAATCACAATCAGGATATAAAAAATCTTACAAAAGATATAAGGAAGGTGATATTTGGGAAGTAGATGGAAGAAAATGGACTATTAAAAATGGTATCAAACAAAATATTACTAAATTAGATTCTGCAAAAAAATCAATTAGAATTCCTTTAATTTGTCCTAAATGTAGCAAATCTCTTAAACATCATCTACATACTAAAATGTATAAAATACATGGATTCTGCTTAGACTGTACTGTAGATATGGAACATAAACTTAAACTAGCAGGATTATATAAGCAATACGAACAGCGTATGCTTCAAGGAAATATGAAAGTTTTTGCTCAAGATATAGAAGCATGGGCTGGAGAATTAGTTAATACTAATGATAGTTATGTTACCGAAGGTGGAGATATAGAAGATTGGAGATCTAATAATCAAAAAAATAAAGAGTTTTTAAGTGATATAAAAGAATATATCCAACATCTTTCTAAACACATAAAATAGGTATATTTATATATAAACCTATTTAATACTATGACACAGAAACAATTATTAGAATCTGTACTTTCTGAAATAGTTCATATCAAAAAACATATGCCTAATGGAGAATTAAAGCAAATGCAAAAAGATATGGAAGATTTAAAAGAAAACATTTCAGACCTTAAATATACTTTACTTAATCCTGATAATGGAGTTATAGTTACTACTAATAAAAATACTGCCTTTCGCAAATCTATGGAAAGTAATGAAAGAGACTTTTTAGCAAAAATGATTGAATTAGAAGGTATAAAACGTTGGAAGGAAGGAGTTACTAAAGCTCTGTGGATACTATTCACAGCACTAGCAGGCATAATAATAAGATTATTAACTGAAGTAGTATAATGGAAAGTAAGAAGAGAATATCACCCGATATGTATGCTTTTATGAGAGAACTTATAAGAGAATCTCTTCGTGATTGGTTTAAAAAAGAAAAATGGGTTAGAATATCTACCTCCGGTAACATAGCCGGTCCATGCGGTACTTCTAAAAATAAAAAAAATCCTGATAGATGTTTACCTGCAGCAAAAGCTAGAAGCTTAACTAAAGCTCAAAGAGCTGCAACAGCTAGAAAAAAGAAAAAAGCAGGAGCTAAAGGTCAAACAGTAGTTAAAAATACAAAAAAGGCAACAGTGAAAAAAGAAAATTTAGATCCGTCTTATAAACATGACGGTAAATCTGCACCTTATGGTTCAGGTTATAGACCAATCAAGAAAGAAGACGTTAAAAATTTAATAGTAGGTCTACTACAAGAATATAAAAAAGAAAAAGTAGTTACTGAAAAAGATGATAGATGTACTCGTATAGCTAAAAGAAAGTATGATACTTGGCCATCAGCTTATGCTTCAGGAGCAGTAGTAAGATGTAGAAGAGGGGAAATATGGAAAGGTGTTAAAGAAGAAACTTTGAAAGAAATGGACGGTGGTCAATTATTTGACTATTTCGCTAAAAAAGGATATAAAGTAACAGAACGTAGACCAGATGGAAAAGAAGCTGGATTTGAAGGGTATATGGTAAGTAAAGGGGATGGCCCGTACCCTCAAACAGTAATATTTCAATATGATAAAGATGTTGATCAATTTATGATTAGTAGAATGGGTGGTTATAGAATCGATCAAAAAGAAGCTATTAAAGCAGGAATGAGAGAACCAGGCTACTCAGGTGTTGTTGGAAGGGATTCTTATATGACAGACGGAAATTATACTCCAGTTGATATTTCAGCTGAAGGATTAAAAGATATAGTTGATCATGTAATGACCGGGTTAGATCGAGAAGGTCAAGCACAAGCTGATTTTTATAAAGCCAGAGGCCGTACATCAGGTACTATAGATTAATGAACTGTAAAGAATGAAATTATCTAAATTAATATTGGAAAATAAAGAATTTAAGCTACCAGCACTATCCTTTGGCTATGATGCATTGGAACCTCATATAGATGAAGAAACTATGAGAGAGCATCATACTAAGCATCATAAAGGATATGTTACTAAGCTTAACGATGCTATGAAAGGCAAAGGTAAAAGTATAGAAGATATTTTATCTAATATTAAAAAATATGATGATAAAGTTAGAAATAATGCCGGTGGAGTTTATAATCATACTCTATATTTTAATTTAATGTCACCTGATGCTACTACAAATCCAGTCGGTCAATTAAAAGAAGATATAGATAAAGCTTTTGGTTCTTATCAAAATTTTAAAGAAGAATTTTCTAACGCCGGTACAGGACAGTTTGGTTCCGGTTGGGCTTGGTTAACTCTTACTAATGAAGGACTAAAAATACATAGTACTCCTAATCAAGATAATCCATTAATGAGCTACTCTGAAATTAAAGGAGATCCTATAATAGGTATGGATGTTTGGGAGCATGCTTATTATCTTAAACATAAAAGTCAAAGAGCAAAATATATTAAGGATTTTTTCAAAGTACTGTGTTGGAAAACAGCAGAAGAAAATTATCAAAAATTAATTAACAAAGACAATGAAGATAATTAAACTTATTAAAGACTTAGTGCTGGAGGGTAAACTATCGGATTACGGTAAAAATAATACCCCTGCAGCATTAAATAAAGAAAAAGCTTTAGGTAATAAAAAAGTAGATCCGATGGATTCTATACAAGACCTAGATCTTAATACATTAGGTAGAAACGTAACAGTAAAAGAATACAGATACGGTCCTCTTAATCCTAACGACGAAAAAGGTTCTAAAAAATTCTGGGAAGATAAAGCTGAAATGTGGGATACAACAGTAGAACACGCTAAGACTTCAAGATGTTCCAATTGTTCTGCTTTTAATCAAAAGCCTGCTACTCTTAAAAAAATAGCTAAAGCAATAGGAGATGAGGGTGAAAAGATAGTCAAACAGTCTAATATAGGTTTTTGCGAATTTTTCTGGTTTAAATGTGCAGGTGCTAGATCATGCGATGCATGGGTCGGAGGCGGTCCTTTAAAATAATTTATTATGCCATTAGGTAAAAAAGCAGACGCAGGAGATTATATAAAAGACTTTCGAAAATCAGATGCACCTCAGTTTAAAGGTAAGTCTAAGAAAAAGAGAGATCAAATGGCTGTAGCTGCTTATTTAGCTAAAAAAGACGAAATCGTAGATATAGTTAAAGAATTACTACAAGAAGCTGATCCAAAAAAAGGTACAGGTAAAAAACCTAAAGGCTCTGACCGTAGATTATATACTGATGAAAATCCTAAGGATACAGTCTCAGTAAAATTTTCTTCAAGACAAGATATAGTTGATACTTTAAATAAAAAATCGTTCAAAGCTAAATCTCATGCTCGCCAATCTCAAATTATTAATTTAATTCATCAAAGAGTAAGAGCAGCATACGGTAGAGCAAAAGATCCAAAAGTTAAGAAAAGATTAAAAACTGCATTAGATTATGCTGAGCAAAGAAAAGAATCATCTAAGAAAAAAACTCAAAGATTGAAAAAAGTTAAAAACGAAAGTTTATGGGCTAATATTAATGCTAAAAAGAAAAGAGGTGAAAAATCTTCTCATAAAAATTCTAAAGCTTATAAAGCTGCTAAAAAGGCAGGTGTAGCATTAAAAAAATCTAAAGTTAAAGAAATAGTTTTAGATGTACTGTACGAAAAAAGTGTACATGATCCTGTTAAACCAGGTATACTAAAGAAACGATTAGGTGATCTATCATGCTCAAAAGTAAGATCAGCAAAAAGTAAATTAAAAAATAAAGGCACTCATTATGCCAAAGCATTACAGAGATACTTAAATTACCATTGTCAATGATATTAACAGATAATAAACTTAATGAAAAAGCCTGTTTTACAGAGCCTACGTTAAATATAGATACTCTAATAGATAATAATAGCGTAGACTTATTTGATCAAAACGGATATCATTTAACTAAAGCTGAACAAGCTTATTTGCAATACAACGGATACAAACCAATTGAAAGGAGACATGAAGACTGTCTTAGATATGATTGGTTAGTCTGGGATAAAAGAGAAGGTGCTCATATAAACCATTCTGATTTATTTGAAAGAAAAGGGTTTGATGAAGATGCTAAAAAACAGTTATTAGAAATAGCTAAAATTAACCCTATGTTGTATAAACTTATCAAAATGAAACCTAAATGGGGTATAGATATTTCTATAGATTACGTATCTGAAAACGCAGTATTTGAAGTTTTTCATTACGAATGGGATTCTTTTAATTATAACGCTGTAATAGAAAAAAAACAAGAAATAGAAGAATTTATGTTATCAAAAGATTGGGATGATATTGCAATAACTCTTTGGAAAAAGAAAGATGAGTGGTATGATTTAGATTTCTTTGATCAAACTCAATGGAGAACTGATTATTTCGGACTATCCCCTGAAAACTTTAAAAACGTTATTTGGGAAGATTAATCTATTTATTTATATAGCTATATTAAACTGACATATAATGACCTACCAAGAAATCAAAAACCGTTTAGCTAAGTGTGAATTAGCATTATCAAAAATAAAAGACGGTACATACTCTTCAATATCTACTTTAGATCAGAAAATTACTAAAGAAAAGTTAGAAGTATTAAAAGAATCATATTTAAAATTACTTAAAGAACAAGATGGAGAAATAGGTGATGATGGTTTTGTATCAACTGATGATGAAAAAAAAGCTGCTGATCTAGCTAAAGATGGAGTAAAAGTAAAACTAACTAGCGAGCAAGAAGGAGTTTTATTTTCAGTAGAAGAAACCAAAGCTATAGCTAAAGAAGTAGGAAAAGCTTTAATCGAAGCTTTGAGAGCTGCAGGAGACGAAATAGAAACTATCAAAGCTCATCATATAGAAGAAAATACTTTTGATGTTTATGTTAGATATAAAAATGATTTCGAAGATGAATTTACTTTTGATATAAGAGATGATAAATTACATCTTGTAGATTTTTCATTCGATAAAGAATTAGTTGATGTTGGTATTAAACCTTCAGGACAGCCTATAATTAATGTGGATGTTTTAAAAAATGAATTATTGAAGCATTTTAAATCATTAAATGAAGAAGAAACCGATAGACAAAAATATCTACGAATGTTAGATATGTACAAAAAATCTTCAGGACAGGAAAGAAAAGATCTTAAAGATAAAGTTCTGAAAGCAGCTAATCAAGTAGGTATAAAATTACAATTATCTGAAGCACCCGAAGGAATGTTTTATCTAAAAGTAGACATAAGAGATGCAAGACATGCTATACAGATATTAGATGATAAATATAGAAAACAAGTTGAATTTAGCGGTTCAGATACTTACTACTTTAATGATGAATCTACTGCGTACGATGCAATGATGGATCTTAAAGCTCATGATATAGGAATAGCCGATACTAATTTAGATTTATTTTCGGAAGAAGAAGAATTTATTAATCATCCTCAACTAGCTTTAAATATTTTAAAAAAAATAGGTAGAGAAACTTTTGTTAATATATACAAAAAATACCAAGGAACAGGACAAAGTCGTAATCAAGAACTGAAAAAAGAACTTATGGATCTTGTTATGCCTGAAGTTAAAAAATTAAATCTTAACGATAGTGACGAAGAAAAAGTTATGAATATGCTTAAAAGAGGATTAGCTTCACTTGAAGCATCTATGATGAGACAAAGAATGAAACTACAAGAAGGTAGAGGAGTAATGGCTTCCATTAAAAATGCTATAGAAGAGTTGATGTTTAATGGTGATATGAGCGAAAAAGAAGCTGCTATGGAATTAGTTATTGCTATATCAGATGAATATGGATTTGATTTAGCAGGAAGAGAGTTTGATTTATTCCATGGAAATGATGGAGATGTTGATGAAAATAATCTTAAAAAACTTGGAGACCAAGGATTCAATATAGGTCCATCTAAAAAAGAAAGAAAAGCAAAAGCTTTAGTTCAAGCATTAAAAGCTAAAAGAGCTCAAGTAATGAAAGATATGGAGCAAGAAGCAGAACCTGAAGGAGGCCCAATGGCTGATAAATATGGAGATATGCTTAATAAAATTGATGCTGCCATAGAAAAATTACAAGGTCAAAAACAAAAGGTAAACGAAGAAAGTAAATTAATGATCAATGGCAAACCAGTTGATGTTAGTTCTATAGAGATAGATGGAGTAGATAAATCTCAAGGGTATGATGATGGTACTGTAGATGCATTTGCTGTATATGCTGAATTTGAAGATGGTAGTAAATTAACTGATAGTGAATTAGAGGAACTTACAGATGACAATCCTGATTTAATTCATAATCTTGCTATAGATACTTTTCATGAATCAGCTCCTGGTTACAAACATGATTGTGCAGCTCATGTAGTTCATGAAACTTACGGACATGGAATGTGTATACCTGAAAAACATACCTTAATTAAAGAAGGAAATAAATATGTAGTAACTCATTACGACGTAGTTTTCAAAAAAGATAAAAAAGTAGTAAGAGATATACCAGTAAACGAACTGAAAATAATTACTCAGAATGAGCACTGGCATAAAAATTACAAAAAGAAAAAGAAAGACTAATATGAAAGTTAAACATCTAAAAGAATTAATAGAAGAAGCATACATACAAGTTCTTAGAGAAGCTGAAGAACCTAAACCTGAAGATCCTATAGGGGACCAGGAAGCAAGTGATGAAACAGTTTTAGAGGATGCTACTGATACAATGTTAGAAAAGTTCCCTACTCTTAAAAAAACTTTAACTAAATTAATGACTGAGGATTTCAAAGAGTTTGTAGATACTATAGATTGGGTATCGCCAAAACCTACAACCTTTAGAGTTAATTTAGTAAACGGCCAAGACTTTACTTTAAAATGGACCGGTAATAATTTTCAAGCACAAATATTAGGTAAAAGATACATGCTAGGATTCATTAGTGAATTCCAACAAGCATTAGATAAATTAGCACGTTTGTATCAAGAAGCACCTCTTAAAGGAGCTGGAGAAGGCGACGCTGAAAGTAGTCCTGAAGCTGATTTCGGCGGAGGTGGCGGAGGCGGAGATTTCCCCGGTGAAGAAGGTGGAGGAGCAGATGCTGCTTTTGATGATGCAGGTGGTGAAGAAGGTGGAGGAGCTGATTTAGGCGGAGAAGAAATAGACTTCGAAGCAGGAGAAGAACCAGAAGCATAATGAACCTTATAGATAAAGTCATATTAGAATGGTCGTACCAGACCAAGAAAGGATACCCTGATCTTAATAATAAAGAAGATTTAAAGGTATTTGAATCTATGTTCGGCTTTAATATCAACGAAGCAATATATAATAAGAGTAAATCAATAGCTGCAGCAAAAGATTTTGCAGATAGTCCAGCGGCAGAAAAACTTAATATCTTTAAATTTAAATCGGGTAAATACGAAAACAGATTAAATTCAACAGAAGTAAAAGATTTTAATACTCTTAAAACTCTTCTAATGAAACATTTTAATCTTGAAGAAAAAGATGTAATATTTCATAATAAAGGAGAAGGATTAGCCTCAAGAGATTCAGTTCCAGGATTCCAATTAAATACAAAAAAATACGGTGATGTTTATATAGCTATAAGCACTGGTAGAAAAGGAACCGGAGGATTAAAAGCAGAAATATCTCTTACTAACGGTATAAATAACATTACTAAAAATATTGAAGTAATTACCGTAAAGTTAGAAAGTAGTAAAAGAAATGTAGTGATTGACGGAGTAATGTCAGCAAAAAGAGTTGGGTCTCAAACAGCAGATGGATCTAAAGCAGACGTTTCTCTTTACTCACAACCAGAAGGAAAAGGTACTCCTATAGCTAATATTTCAGTTAAAGAAGACGGTAAAAGTGAATCTGAATTTAGATGGGCCTCTGTAAATAATGATAAAACTCCTTTTAGAAAAGGATTTGTAAATAAAGCGTTAAACGATCCCAATTTTCCTATAGAGTTAAAAAGAACAGGACATCATTTAGATACCGATAAATCTCCTAAATATGAAATGTTTAAAAAAGGAACTAATGAAAGAATTACTATAGTAGTAGTAAAAAACGCTCCTACTGATGCTAATGAAGATTATTTATTTGGTACTGATCAACCTAAAACAATAATTGCTACAAGATCATTTGAAGATAAAGATTTTGAATATGATGATAATACGAGAGTATTGACTATAACTTGTACTTCATTATACACCGATATAGACCAAATTCAGGATACAAATATTGAACCTGCATTTACTATTACTCAGCATCAAAAACAACCGTATGGATTAGACTTTAGAATAGTACCTAAAGGTATGGCTAGTTATGGTCCAAACGCAAAAGGAATAGATATAGAATATTCAACAGTTTTTAAGTAAGTTATGGCAAAAGATATTAAAAAAATAATAGCACAGGAGTATATTAAATGTGCTAAAGATCCGGCGTACTTTATGAGAAAGTATTGCCATATACAACATCCTACTAGAGGTAGAATACTCTTCAACTTATACCCTTTTCAATCAGAGGTTCTACATTTATTTAAAGAACATCAATATATCATTACTTTAAAATCAAGACAGCTAGGTATATCAACTTTAGCTTCTGCTTATAGTTTATGGTTAATGCTCTTTCATAAAGATAAAAACGTATTAGCTCTAGCAACTACTCAAGCAACAGCTAGAAATCTTGTTACTAAGACAATGTTTATGTATGATGAGTTACCTAAGTGGTTGAAGTTACCCGCATTAGAAAAAAATAAATTATCTCTTAGACTAAAAAACGGATCAAAAATTACAGCAAAATCATCTAATGCAGATGCTGCAAGATCTGAAGCAGTATCATTACTTTTGATAGATGAGGCAGCGTTTATAGATAATATTGCCGAAACCTTTACAGCTGCACAACAAACGTTAGCTACAGGAGGTCAGTGTATGGCTTTATCAACTCCTAATGGTATAGGAAACTGGTTCCATCAAACTTGGGATAAAGCAGAAGCTGGAGATAATTCGTTTTTACCTATAAGACTACCATGGACGGTTCATCCGGAAAGAGATAAGGAATGGAGAGAACAGCAAGATAGAGACTTAGGACCTAGAATGGCAGGACAAGAATGTGATTGCGATTTTCTAGCTTCAGGTGATACAGTATTCGAACCAGATGACTTAAGTTTTTATGAACAAACTTATCAAAAGGATCCTGTAGAAAAAAGAGGAGTTGACGGTAATTTGTGGATTTGGGAGCAACCTGACTACTCTAAATCATATATGGTAGTAGCTGATGTATCTAGAGGAGACTCAGTAGATTATTCAGCGTTTCATGTATTTGATATAGAAACTTGTGTACAAGTAGGAGAGTATAAAGGCAAATTATCTCCTAAAGATTTCGGAAATGTACTTGTAGCTATAGCAGCTGAATATAACGATGCTTTACTAGTAGTAGAAAATGCAAACATAGGCTGGGCGACTATAGAACAAATATTAGAAAGAGAATATCGTAATTTATACTATAGTCCTAAAAGTCAAATGGACACAGTAGAATCTTATATGACTAAATATGAGAGAGATCAACTAGTACCTGGATTTACTATGTCAGTTAGAACCCGTCCTTTAGTTATAGCTAAGATGATGGAGTATATAAGGGAAAAAGGGGTGACTATTCAATCTAAACGATTGATGGGAGAAATGAGAGTTTTTGTATGGAAAAACGGTAAAGCTCAAGCTCAAACTAATTATAACGATGATTTACTAATGTCTTGTGCAACTGCACTATATGTTAGAGATACAGCGTTAAAACTAAGACAACAAGGTATGGACCTTGCTAGAGCAAGACTTTCTTCGTTTCAAAACTTAAATGCTCGTAACCAATCTGTCATATCATCAGTTGGATCCCAAATAAATAATCCTTATATTATAAAGACGGACCATGGAAATGAAGATATCTCATGGTTAATTAGATAAACGATATTTATTAATAAACTGTATTAATGGCAGATACTTCACTTTTTAAACGATTAGGCAGACTTTTTTCTTCAGACGTAGTAATAAGAAACGTAGGAGGAAACCAACTTAAAGTAGCCGATGTTAATCAAATACAAACTACAGGTAGATATAAAACTAATTCTCTTATAGATAGGTTTAGTAGATTATATTTGTATAACAATAAAAATATATTTAATCCTAACCTTAATTATCAAACTTTAAGAATACAGTTATATTCTGATTATGAAGCTATGGACACTGACCCGTTAATAGCATCAACACTAGATATTATTTCAGATGAAGCTACTTTAAAAAACGATATGGGTGAAGTTTTAACTATAAAATCTTCAGATGAGAATATTCAAAAAATACTTTACAACCTTTACTACGATGTATTAAATATTGAATTTAATTTATGGTCATGGACTCGTAACATGTGTAAATACGGAGATTTCTTTTTAAAATTAGAAATCGCTGAAGAGTTCGGAGTATATAATGTTATGCCTTATACAGTTTATCATATGACCAGACAGGAAGGTTTAGACCCTGATAATCCTGCTAAAGTAACTTTTCAACTAGATCCTGATGGTTTAGCATCATCTCAAGATCCAAACTATATTCCTAAAAGTAACAGAAGAGTTATTCAATTCGATAATTATGAAGTAGCCCACTTCAGATTAATATCAGATACTAATTACTTACCTTACGGTAGATCTTTTATAGAGCCAGCTAGGAAAATATTTAAACAACTTACTCTTATGGAAGATGCGATGTTAATTCATCGTATTATGAGAGCGCCTGAAAAGAGAACTTTCTATATAAATGTAGGTCAAATACCTCCTAACGAAGTTGAGCAGTTTATGCAAAAAACTATTACTCAAATGAAAAAAACTCCTTTCGTTGATCCGAATACAGGAGATTATAATCTTAGGTTCAATATGATGAATATGATGGAAGATTATTATATTCCAATGAGAGGTGGAGATACTCAAACTAAAATTGATACTACTAAAGGATTAGATTATGATGGTACTAATGATATAGAATATCTTAGAGATAAAATGTTTGCTGCTCTTAAAGTACCGAAAGCGTATTTTGGGTATGAAGGAGATTTACAAGGAAAAGCTACATTAGCAGCTGAAGATATAAGGTTTGCTAGAACAGTTGAAAGAATACAAAGAATTTTAGAATCTGAATTAACTAAGATAGCTTTAGTACATTTATATGTTCAAGGATTTAAAGGAGAATCATTAACTAATTTTGAAATAAAGCTTACTAATCCTTCTATAATATTCGAACAAGAAAAGGTAGCACTCTTAAAAGAAAAAGTAGATTTAGCTTCCCAGATGATGGATACTAAATTATTTCCAACTGATTATATATACGACCATATATTTAATCTGTCTGAAGACCAGTATATGGAAATGAGAGACTTAGTAGCTGAAGATTATAAACGTATCTTTAGATTAGGTCAAATTGAAAATGAAGGTAATGACCCTGCTAAATCTGGCAAATCGTACGGTACTCCTCATGATCTAGCTTCTTTATATGGTAGAAGACAAGGAGATCAAAAAGGTATGCCTTTTGGAAGAGTTCCTGCAGGATATGAAGATGATACTCCTGGTATAGGTAAAATAGGACCTGAAGGAGGACGTCCTAGAATTCATGCTTCACATTACGGTACTAACGATGGTTTAGGAGGTAGAGATCCTCTTGGACAGGATGCAATGAAAGGAGGCTTCGATTCTGATAACGAAAACGTTAACGAAAACGAATCAAGCAAAAAAATAGATAATACACTTGCTAGATCTTTATTTTATCAAAACAAAGAAATGTTTAATGATAAAAAGCAAATAATTTTTGAAAATAAAGACGAAGAAGAAGATAATTTATTAGATGAATCACAAATACAAGATTTAGATAATTAATTACTATTTATAAAGGTAAGGTGTACTATGTGTACAACAAAACAATATAATAATGCGCATTAAACATAGTAAGTACAAAAATACTGGGCTAATATTTGAACTATTAGTTAAGCAGATAGCTGCAGATACTTTAAATAAAAAAGACTCTCCAGCTGTCAACATTCTTAAGAACTTTTATACTGGTAGGTCTACATTCGTACGTGAATTTAAATTATATGAATTTATCTTAAAAAATAAATCTATTTCACAGTCAAAAGCAGAGTCTATAGTTTCTACCATAATTGAAGTATCGCGAAATATTAACCCATCGTTATTAAAAAAGCAAAAATATAATTTAATAAAAGAGATTAAAAATCACTATAGTTTAGAAGAATTTTTCTCTATTAGTGTGAAAGATTATAAACCATTAGCAGCTCTATACTGTTTGATGGAAGCTCATAAAATTTCTGATGTAGTTGATCCTAATTTTTTAGTAGATAATAAAACTACTATATTAGAACATTTAACTAAGGAAGTACAAAATAAAAAAGAAGTAAGAGATAACTTAATAGAAGAGTACGGTAAGTATGACAAAGATCTTAAATTATTAACTTTTAAGATTCTATTAGAAAAATTTAATTCTAAATATGAAACACTACTTCCCGAACAAAAAAATATCTTAAAAGAATTTATTACATCAGTTGATTCTTCTACTAGACTACGTAATTTAGTCAATGAGGAATTATTAAAATTAAAAAAAGTAATAAATACTTTAAAAGACGCAGTAAAAGATGATATTGTTGCTATAAAGTTACAAGAAGTAGCTAAAACTATTGAACCTATTTCTAAAACTAAAAGAGTAACTGATGATCATCTTGTAAATATTATGACTTACTACGAACTAGTTCAAGAATTAAAAGGATTATGAAAATTAGTCAATTAAGAGAATTAGTTAAAGAAGTAATGCAAGAGATGAATGAAATGAGTACTACTGCAGGAGCAGGTGCTTATCATACTCCTTTTGCTTTCAGTAAAAACCAAAGAAAAAATAGAGCTACTAAGTATGGTGAGAAGCTCGGTTATATTACAGTAAAAAGAAAAAAAAGACCATACAATACAAAAATGATTGATTATTTAGATGAAAACTCTACAAGAAAAATATAACGCTATACAAGAAGGTAATTATAGCAAGACTCAATTCGTAAGAGACGCTAAAAGAGAATTACCTCAATTTATTTCTCCTTATAATGGATTTGAAGATTCAATTACTATACTTAAAAGAAAAGGTATATTAACTGAAAATAAAACTTTAGAGTACGACATACCGGGAAAAAAATATTCTGATGAGGCACTAAGAAGAGGTGTAGATTATGAACTAGAAGGAATGGGTTTAATGTCTCAAGAAACTATATCTGAAAAAGATTTTTTCAAAGCTGAGAAAAAAGCTAAGAAAAATTTAGAAAAAGATCCTCTACACTACCTTAACTTACTATCAGGAGAATCTAATAAAGTCAATAAGCATGATAAAATGATACCTGTTAAAAAAAATAATCACGTAGATGTTTTTAACGGGTTGAAAAAAGCTAACTTAAGAGAAGTTAAAAGTTTACTAAAAGAAGGCAAAGTTGAGGACTTAGCAAAAAAGCTTAATATATCTGTAGATCAACTACAAGCAGCTATGGATAAAATTAGAAAAGGAGAAGAAAGAGCAGCAGACGCAGCAGCTAAAAAAGCTAAATTCTCTGAAGAAGTAGATGAATCAGCATCTAAAAAATTAGATATGATTAGACAACACCTTCATAAAAAATTTACTGACCCTAATAATCCTAGCAATAAAGTTATTGATGATGAAATGATAGACGGATTCTTTTCAGTAGCTCCTGACAATCTTTTAGATATGGATATGGAGGAAGTTGAAAACGAGTACGATCTTTATGTTGATGCTAATTACGATTTAGATGAAAAGAAAGGCAAAGACCATGACGGCGATGGAGATATAGACTCAGATGATTATATGGCTGCTAAAGACAAAGCTATTAAAAAAGCAATGGGCAAAGATGTTGAAGAAACTAAAGGAGCTCCAAAAGGACATTACTTTACTAAATCAGGTAACTTAGTAAAAGGTAAACTAACACCCGATGCTAGAGAAAGAGGTGCTAGATTAAGTGATCCATTAGATAAACAAAGATCTAAAGTACCTCCAGTAACTCAATACAACGAAGGAGATTTAGACGTTGGTCATCAAGATGATGAGCCAGATATGCTTAAGCAGTATGCTTATGATATAGCAACATATGGAGCTAAATTATATAAAAGATTACATAAGTATGATCAAATGGATGGAGAAGTTGATTTTCCAAACTGGTGGCAAGCTAAAGTAATTTTAGCTAGAGATTATATTTCAAAAGCTCAACATTATTTAGAATTTGAAGAAAAACAACCTGCTATAGATCAAATGGCCTTAGAAGAAGGTAGACGTAGAAAGATGAAAGGTGGTAAAGTAGTAACTGAAAACGATTATGAAACTGGAGGATATGTAGAGTCTATGGCACCAATGCTTGAAAAGGCAGTAAGACAGTTAGAAGCAGTATGGGAAGAGTGGAAAGCTGGACCAGCAACTGAAGCTGCTATGGTACCTCATGCGAAAAAAGATCTAATCAATTATTTAGAAAGCAGAATATCGATGGGCGAAGAAGTGATAGATGAAGTCTCCGAAGAGGATGAAAAAGTCAAAGAAGCTTTTAAATCTATTATAACTAAAGTTCTTCAAGAAGAAATAATTAACGAAGCAGCTACAGAAAATTTATCTAAAATGGCTAATCAATATAATGATTTCGAAGGTATGCAAGCAGCTGTAAATGATTTAGAGAATATAGTTACTGATGTAGAGTCTTATTATGCAAAAACAAAAGATAAAATTCAAAAAGTATACGATAGCTTTAAAGATATCAAAAATACTGAAGGATTAGTTATAGGACCTATGTTAGGACCTGCAATTGAAACTGCTTTTAGAAAAGATTTGATGCCTGTAACCGAAAAAGGATTTACTAGAGGTTTAGAAATGCCTAAGGTAAAAATGCTTGAAACTGATGGAATAGAGGAAGAAGAGTTAGAAGAAAAAGAAACAGTATTTAAACCTATTAATGAAGCTTTAAATAAAGAATTAAGAAAATTTGGACCTGATTTGAAGAAAAGACTAGAAGCTGCAGGATTTAAAACAGGTTTATTCTCAGGAGAAAATATGGTTCCAGTAGAAGCTCAAAAGAAAATACAAAATGACCCAAGTTTAGCAGGTATTGCATATAATAAATACCCTGATGGATATGAATTTCTTGAAGTATCAGTTAATAAATCTAAAGCTGATGAGTTAGTAAAAGTTGCAAAATACTTTTCAACACCTGAAGGTCAATATGGACCAGATAAAGATGCAGGATGGGTTGTTAAAAACGTTCGTAATGTGAATCCTGGAGACATTTATAGAAGTAAATTGGGAGGAATGAATAATTTAGCTACTATTACTTATTTTAGAGCAGAAGAAGCAGGTAGTAGAATGGGTACTGATAAAATAAAATCTACAGATAAAATAGCTGCAGAAGGTAAGAAGTATAAATACTCTAAAAGAAAGTAAACTATGGCAAATGTATTAGTAAATGTAACACCGTTCAAACCTATTCTTCGAGAATCTAAGGAAAGACCTGGAGTATTTGAAGTAGAAGGAGTTATGCAAAGAGCTGGTGCAAAGAACCAAAACGGAAGAATATACGAAAAAGAACTTTTAGAAAGAGAAGTTGAAAAGTATATGGAAGAGTTTGTTAAGAATGGAAACGCTTTCGGCGAACTAGATCATCCTGAATCTGCTGTAGTATCTTTAAAAAATGCATCTCACGTAGTAAAAGATTTACATTGGGATGGAGATGATTTAATGGGTAAGGTAGAATTACTTAATACTCCTGCAGGTAATATAGTAAAAGAAATTATTAAAGCTGGTCATACTATAGGTATTTCATCTAGAGGTACTGGATCAGTTCAACAAACAAACGAAGGGTATTTAGAAGTTCAACCAGACTTCGAACTAGTTTGTTGGGATTTCGTATCTAACCCTTCTACTCATGGAGCATTTATGAACCCTGTATCGTTAAACGAAGGAAAAGCTTTAGCAGACAAATTTGCTAAAGTTAACAGTTTAATTAACGATATACTCAGATCCTAATGAAACTTTCTCAAATTATATTTGAAAACGATGAAAAAGAACTAGCTTTAAGTTTTAAAGCGGCTTTGGATAAAGAAATGGAAGATGGTAAACTCGATGAGATTGCCATTTCAGCATTAGGTGTATTGACTTGGGCTTTAGCATCTAATACAGTACTAAACATGCTAGGTAAATATGCTAGCAAAAAGTTAAAGAAAATAGGTTTTGATAAAACTGCTGATAAAGCATCTGCATTACAAAACTGGGCTCATAACAATGAACAAAACTTTATTAGATTTATAGGAGGGATTATTAGCCCTTTCGTAAAAGATGTCCAGAAAAGAAAAACAGTGGCTAAAGGATTATTTTTATTAGTATTAGTTGGTTTAGGTATAAAAGCGGGGGTTGGAGTAGCTAAAGCATTAAAAGCTACGAGTGCTAGTAGTGCTACAGTAGCAGCTCTTAAAGGTGCATTAAAAGGTAGAGATATAGCTAATATAGGAAAAGAATTAGCTGCAGCACTTTAATTTTAGTTTTTTGTAAATAGTATATATTTATATACGAATATACAGTTCCTTATACTGTATCAAAGAAATTAAAAAACTTCACATTACGATTTAAAATAATCGTACGAAATCACAAATTTTATTAAAAATGGCAAACAAAGATTTATTCAAGCAAGCTATTGCTGAAGCTAAATCTGTAAGAGAAGCCGCTATTGCTAACGCTAAAGAAGCTTTAGAAGAGACTTTAACTCCTCATCTTAAAGATATGTTAGCTGCTAAACTTCAAGAGATGGAAGATTCCACTGTAGAAGAAGAAGTAGTAAACGAAATCGAAGGAGAGGTAGAAGAAGGAATGGATAAAGACAAAAAAGACGAAGCTATAGAGGAAGATATTGCAGAAGTAGAAGAAGCAATGGAAGGCGAAGATGATGCTGACCATGATTCAGAAGAATCTGATGAGGAAGCAGAAGACGATCTAGAGGTAAAAGACATGGAAGTCGACGACCTTAAAGACCTAATTCGTGATATCATAGCACAGGAAATGGGCGATGGAGCAGCTGACGATGAACTCCCAGTTGATGACATGCCTGCTGATGATATGGTAGGAGCGGATGACGAAGAAGAAATCGACTTAGACGAACTTCTTAAAGAAATCGCTGAAATATCTGAAGAAGATAAGAAAGAAAAAAAGATGGAAGAAGAAGTAGAAGAAGGTAAGAAAGAAGAAATGGACGAAGCTAAACATGACGACGACATGGATGAGGCTATGCACCACGACAAAAAAGACGAGGCTATGCATCATGATAAAAAAGATGAAGCAATGCACGACGACAAAGAAAAAATGGAAGAAGCACCACTTAACGAGTTTGGCGGTGTTGATCCTGTTACTGTTGCATTAGGTATTGCAGCTGTCTTTGGAGGATCTGCTCTTACTGTAAAGCTAATGGATGACGCTAAAGCTGGTAAGTATGGTGATATGGGTAAAAAGATTGCAGCACATTTTGAAGAAATGGGCAAAGCAGCTGGAGACGCAGTACATCACCGTAGAGAAGAAGTAGAAGAAGCTATGAAAGATAAGGACATGGACGAAGCAATGAAAGACAAGGACATGGACGAAAATACTGAATTAGAAGAAGCTATGGAAACTATTACTAACTTAAAAGGTCAACTACAAGAAGTTAATCTTCTAAATGCTAAGTTACTTTATGTAAATAAAGTCTTCAAAGCAAATAATTTAACTGAATCTCAAAAAGTAAATGTTATCGCTGCATTCGATAAAGCTGAGACAGTTAAAGAAGTAAAATTAGTATTCGAGACTGTTGCTGATAATGTAGTTACTAAATCTACAAAAAGCACAATCAAAGAAGCTAAATTAGGTATGGCTAGTAAAGCTACAGGAACAACTGCTTCTAAACCAGAAGTAATTGCAGAAGTAAGCGATACTGTCAGAAGAATGCAAAAATTAGCTGGAATTATTAAATAAATTTAAAAAGACAAATTTTAATCATGGAAATTAATCAATTATTAGAAGGGTCTAACAACTTCAAGAACGTACAAGCTGATGCTGCACGTCTTGCTGATAAGTGGGCTCAATCTGGACTCTTAGAAGGATATTCTAACGAGATCGAGAAAAATAACATGGCTATGATCTTAGAAAACCAAGCAAAGCAAATCGTTGCAGAGCAATCATCTAACAATCAAGGTGGTGCTTCTCACGGTGGTGGAGCTGGTGAGCAGTGGGCAGGAGTTGCTTTACCTTTAGTAAGAAAGGTATTCGCTCAAATCGCTGCTAAAGACTTTGTATCAGTACAGCCAATGAACCTTCCTTCAGGTCTAATTTTTTACTTAGACTTTAAGTATGGTACTAGTACTGCGAATAATCAATTCGAAGCACTAGATAATATGTACGGTAACGTATCTACTGCTCTTTCAAAAATGGAAGAAGATATCGACGTAAAAGGTGGATTATATGGAGCAGGAAGATTTGCTTACTCTGTAAGTTCATCTATAAAAGCAGGTTTACAAATGCAAGCGAACTCAGCTGCTTTAGCAACTACTAAGTTCCAAACTGCTTCTGTAAACTTAAATTCAGATTTTTACAGATTTAATTTTGACCAAGACTTTTCATCATCTATTGCTGCATTAGGAAGTGGTTCACAAGTTAAAGCTGTAACAGTTTTAAGTTCAGACTTAGAGCGTCCTGATTTAACTGCATTAAGAGCTTTCAACTTAGAAAGTACAAATGCTGGAGATGTACAAGAAGTATTCGGTAAGTTAACTAAGCACGATCCTGCTACTAACGTAATAACGTTCATCGTTATTGAATCAGCAGCAGCAGCGATTGATAGTAATACAAGACTTACAGTATCAGCACCTACTCAGCCAACTGAGAACCAAAGAGGTGACTTTGAAGACAATCCTGCAGGTGCTATCAGCATCCCAGAAATCAACGTAGAGCTTTCTTCAGAAGCTATTGTTGCTAAAACTAGAAAGTTAAAAGCACAATGGACTCCAGAATTTGCTCAAGATCTTAACGCTTACCACAGTATTGATGCTGAGGCTGAGTTAACTTCTTTATTGAGTGAGTATATCTCAATGGAAATTGATCTAGAGATTTTAGGTATGTTAATTGAAAATGCTGTAACAACTGAAAGATGGTCAGCTTCAAGTAACAAAGTATGGGGCGGATCAACAACTGCTGCAGGTGGTGCTTGGACAACTAGCGCTGTAGATGGCGGTGGATACTATAATACTCAAGGACAGTGGTTCCAAACTTTAGGAACTAAAATCCAAAAAGTATCTAACAAAATTCATCAAAAAACTCTTAGAGGTGGAGCTAACTTCTTAGTTGTATCTCCAACAGTTTCAACTATCCTAGAATCTATTCCAGGATATGCAGCTGGAGATCCAGGTGATAAGATGGATTACGCTTTCGGAGTACAGAGAGTAGGTCAATTTAACGGAAGATATAAAGTATATAAGAACCCTTATATGACTGAAAACACAATCCTTATGGGATACAGAGGTTCTCAGTTCTTAGAGACTGGTGCGGTATATGCTCCTTATGTTCCATTAATGATGACTCCTCTAGTATACGATCCAAATACCTTTACACCAAGAAAAGGTATCATGACTCGTTATGCTAAGAAGATGATCAGACCAGAATTCTACGGTAAGATTTTTGTTAGCGATGTAGCTACTATCTAATCTAACTTAGATTTTCTATAAATTAAAAGAGAGGCTTTCGGGCCTCTTTTTTTTTGGTTATATACTTTATTTTTACGATATTTATATAAGTAACCAATATTGTTATTATATGCCTTCAAAACACCACACTGACGACGTGTTCGTTCAAAAAAGAAGACCAAAAAGACCTATTAAATTTAACATTCAGCTTAACGAAGAGCAAAAACAAGCAAAAGCTTTAATTATAGATAATCCTATAACTATGCTTAAAGGTATGGCTGGTTCAGGTAAAACACTTGTTGCTACTCAAGTAGCATTAGATATGCTTTTTACAAAGCAAGTTGATAAAGTAATTATTACCAGACCAACCGTAGCTAAAGAAGAAATAGGATTTTTACCAGGAGATATAAGAGAAAAGATGGACCCTTGGTTAGCTCCAATATATCATAACTTATTTATGCTATATAATGAAGTTAAAGTACGTAAAGAAATAGAAGCAGGAAATATCGAAATAGTACCATTTGCTTTTATGAGAGGAAGAACTTTTGTAAATTCATTCGTTATAGTAGATGAAGCTCAAAACGTAACTCATAGTCAAATGGAAACTGTAATAGGTAGATTAGGTCAAGGTTCTAAAATGGTAATATGCGGAGATTTAGCACAAATAGATTTAAAAAATAAAAGAGATACTGGTTTTTCTTTTTTAGCTAGACTTGAAGAAAATGTAGCTGGATTTAAAACAGCCTCATTAGAATATAACCATAGACATCATATTGTTGCACCTATACTTGAAGTATATAAAACCTTCAGGGATTAATTGCTATTTATAAATAAACTATACAAAAATGGCTAACTTTACATACTTTATAAGAGAAAGAGTAAAACTCAACGGACTAGAAAGAGGTACTAGTGTTGAAAAAACTATCACTGGTGTTAACTTTGCTGATAGTAGAGTAATGACTATACCTACAGGTTCAGTAACTGAAATAATAAATTTAAATAATCTTCCAGGAGCAGGTACTTTTGTTTCAAGTAGTGTTAAGTATGCAAGAATAACTAACTTATCTACAGGTTCAATAAATTTAGAAGTTTCTGGTTCTTTATCAACTATGCATTTTCTAGTTTCAGGAAGCGGTACTTTTATGTTTAGTACTGAATTTGTTGATAGTGGAAGTTTTGACCCTAGTTTTAGTTACGGTGATTTAAAAGCTGTAAAAGGTAGCCCTACGGATACAAGCGCAACTTTAAGTTATTTTATTTGTACAACTTAATTTATAAATTATGGCTGAAATTCAAATATGGGACGGTACTACTAATTTCGTAGCCGGGGAGTCTACTCCTTTCGGATTTTACGATGATGATTTAGCATTTCAAGAAGATGCTCCTAAAGTAGCTCGTTACTGTGCTGAAAAGCTTGGGTATCCTGTATTGGATATAGAGCTTAATGAAAAACAATTTTATACTGCTTTTGAAGAAGCTGTAACTGCTTACGGTAAAGAAGTAATAGAAGCCATAGCAGCTGAAACAGTATCAAGTCAAATCGGAGGTTCAGCTTCAGGAACTGCTGTTAATCAAACTTTATTCAAACCTAGTTTAAAAAGTGTAATAGAAACTAGTAAGCAGTACGGTATGGAAGCTGGTGTAGGAGGAGATGTAGATATGAAAAGTGCTCTGATAGATTTAGTAGCTAATCAACAACAGTATGATTTAGAAACTTTGATAGACGATGGAGATATAGAAATAAGAAAAATATTTTATGAAGCACCACCAGCTATTTTAAGATACTTTGACCCTTATGCTGGTACAGGTACAGGTATTCAATCACTAATGGATGCATTTGATTTCGGTTCATTTAGTCCTGGTGTAAATTTCTTATTAATGCCTGCATCTTATGATATGTTAAAAGTACAGGCTATAGAATTCAACGATCAAATAAGAAGATCAGCATATTCGTTCCAAATAAATAATAATAAGTTAAGAATATTTCCTGTTCCAAAAGAAGCAGGTAAATTAAGAGTTGAGTATTATAGAGTAGACGATAAAACTTACGATACTAATGACGGTGTAGATTTTGAAGCAAGTGCTAATACACAAGGTTCGGTATCAGGAACAGGAGGAAGTACAGGTACTACAGGAGTCTCAACTAATATATCAAACGTAAATGCTCAAAATTTAGTATATACTGAAATAAATGCTATTGGTAGACAATGGATATTCAAATATACAGTGGCTACTTGTAAAGAAATGCTAGCGTATATTAGAGGTAAGTACCAAACAGTACCAGTACCAGGAGCTGAAGTAACTATGAATGCAGCAGATTTGCTAGCTGATGCAAGAGAAGAGAAAGTATTTTTAGTAGAAGACTTGAAAGCTACTATGCAAACAGCTTCTATGACTAATCAATTAGAATTAGCAGCTACTCAAACTAAATTTATTAACGATGCAATGCAAGGAGTACCTATGCACATCTATATAGGATAATGAAATTAATAAACATAATATCAGAAATACAGTTTTCTATTTACCAAGCAATGGTTAGAATAGGACATTCTGAAGATGTAACCGTACAGGATATAGGAGAAATGCTTAGAGCCATGCCCGGAGTTTTAACCGTAGGTCAGGTATCTCACGATAGTAATAATAATACTGCTATTATGAAAGTTAAGCTTTTAACAACTAAACCTGCTAGTGAAGCTTTTTCTTCATTTAAAAATACTTCTATAAAAAGAATACCTGAAGTAAAAAGAGTAGAAGTAGCTGAAAAAACAATTGAAAAGAAAAAATAATATATGCTATTCGGAAGTCAAAAAGATTTCAACGTACTTTCTACTCATATCAGTAGAGAGATTCTTAAAGACATAGTAGAACAAGAAGTAGGCTACTATAAACTTTCTTTGACTGATACTCAAGCAAATTTATACGGTGAAGCAGTAGATAAAGTATACCTAGACCCAGTAAAATTAAATTGTTTAATTACTAGAGGAGATCAAGTCATTACTGTAGATGATTTTGGACCTGATTTAGGTAGAGAAGCATCATTTGCTTTTGTAAGACAAGATTTAGTGGATGCTAATACCGTACCTGAAGTAGGTGATATAGTTATGTGGCATGAAGATTATTATGAAGTCGATACAGTTAGAGAGAACCAATTATTTGTAGGTAGAGATAGTAGTTATAACTTAACTAACTATGGTCATAGATTTGGCTCTTCCGTATCTATTATAGTTGATTGTCATTTAACAAGAACAGAAAAAGTAGGAATAGTTAGAGCACGATAATATATGACCAGAAGAACTAAAATATTACCTAAAAGACAGTCTCAAATATCCCAAGAGTCTATTAAAACTTACAAGAATGCTGCTAAATCACCGACACCTGACGTAAGACGTAAAAACAGAGGGTACCAAACCTCAGTAAAAAACGATGATGTTAAGCAATTTCACATAGGATTAAGGGATATAGACGAAACTATAGTATATTATTTCAATAATGTCATTAAACCATCAGTTATACAGAACGGTAAACGAATAAACGTTCCTATTTTGTACGGTTCTCCTGAAAGATGGGCGGCAGTACAGAAAGATGGGTTCTATAGAGATAAAAATGGCAAAATACAGACGCCTTTAATTATGTTTAAAAGGGATTCTATAGAAAAAAATAGAAATTTAGGTAATAAATTAGATGCTAACAACCCAAACAATTTTTCCATCTTTCAAAAAAAGTTTTCGAAGAAGAATGTCTACGATAAATTCTCTGTACTCAATAATAGAGAACCAGTTAACGAATTATACGGGGTTATTATACCTGATTACGTTAATATTACCTATTCTTGTGTAATTTTTACTGAATATGTAGAGCAAATGAACAAAATAGTCGAATCTATCAACTTTGCCTCAGATGCTTACTGGGGAGACCCTGAAAAATTCAATTTTAGGGCTATGATAGATAATTATACTACTGTAACTGAGATGAATCAAGGTGAAGATCGTACAGTTAAGACTAATTTCGATATAAAAATGATGGGACACATAGTACCTGATAGTATTAACACGGCAATTTCGAATATGAATAAGTTTTACTCTAAATCTTCAGTTAGTTTTGGTTTAGAAATAGCTGGAACAGAGGAAATACTTCAAGCTAGTGCAGCATCACCAGCTTCTAAGAACTTTAAAGGAAGATTTTACGATGCATTAACTGGTAGAACTGAAGTTACTATACAATCAAGTGGTATGACAGATGCAGAAAGAACTTTCCTTGCATTAACTACTATAATAGATACAAATAATCAAGGATTTAGTATTAACTCAGGTGATAATAGTATTACTTTTAATAGTGTTACTATAGCTACACCTCCTGCTAACTTCCCTGATTTAGAAAAAGACGACTTTCAGGTATTTATTAACGGAATAATAACTGAACCATCAGCTATAACTTCTATTACTCAATCTGGAGGAAACGTAGTAATAGATTTTAATGATGATTTAGGATATACTATTACAGATCAAATGGAAATAACAGCAGTAGGAAAATTTGAGATATAATGGCACAGATATTTTGGGAACAAATAAGAAATAAATTACCTGATGTAGGAGAATTCCTCACAGGTTCTCTTACTGTTTCAGGTTCCTTTACTACTACTGGTTCTCTATCGGTAAAAGGTAATTTTGGAATAGATGGTGAATTTGATATAGATGGAGATTTATTAGTCGGACAATACATAAAACATAAGGGTGACGAAAACACTTTTATTAATTTTACTGATGATCAGATAAGACTTAATGCTGGCGGTATTAATTTCTTAAGCTTAGAAAAAGATGATGCCGCTCCTTACCCTCTTACAGTTAATAATGGAGGTAATAGAGTTAACTTTAGAGTCGTGGACAGGAATAGTGCTCTTCTTCTAAAAACTGATTCTGAAGCATTCAAAGTTAACCTATATCATGCAGGAAATCAAAAATTAGAAACAGCTGCAGGAGGTATTAATATAACAGGTAATGTAACAGCCTCACAAGATATTGAAGCAGGACGTATTTTAAAAATGGTTTCTCAATCAGCTACTCCGACTGCTACAGAGGGAGGTATCTTTTACAGTTCTAGTAATGATTACTTTTTTGGTTTTTCTTAATATTTATATATACAGTAAAAAAACAATTTTATATTTATAGCACATGGCAACTTGGAAAAAATTAATAGTATCGGGATCTAATATATCTCAATTAAATAACGATTCAGGATACTTAACGTCGGTAACGGCACAACCTGCTTTTGTCTCAGCTTCAGCTGGAGGAACAGCATTAATAGCAAATAATTCATTAGGTAATCTTATTTTTAGTACTGGAAGTAGCAGTACTGGTGTTGTAATATCAGGTAGTGCGAGTAATGATACTATTACATTTACTTTAACTTCTATACCTAATACAGCTTTAGCAAATGACGGAATAACTATAGCAGGAGCTGATACCTCATTAGGGGGTACTATTACAGCAGCAGCTATTGGTAATGCAGGAGGATTTCTTTCAAGCTCAGCTCAAATAGCTTCTAATATATCAGGATCAATCACAGCAACTTCAGCTTCAATAGCAGAAGATATTGCAGCATTTCCATCAGCAGCAACAATATCAGGTTCTTTATCAGCAGATGGTATAGCAGGTTTAGCTGCAGGAATAGTTTCTGCTTCAGCTTTCTCTTCACCATCTCAAGGTACAGTTAGAGCTACTATAAACGGAACAGTTACTAATGTAGATACTGGATTACAAACAGGAGATTCACCTACATTTACAGATTTAACTCTTACAGGAGACTTAACTGTACAAGGTGACCAAACTATCTTAAATACTACTAATTTAGCAGTAGAAGATAAATTTATATTAATAAATTCAGGTTCTGGTACTGCAACAGACGAATCTGGTATTATTTTCGGTGGGGCAAATGGAGCTAAAAATGCAGGTGCAGCATTAATATGGAATGGTGACTATAATGGTAATGACGGACGATTAGCAGTAGCCAACGCTTTAAATGCAACAGCTTCTTCTGCTACTGTTTCATATTACGTAGGTGGAGTATTTGACGGAACTGTGAATGATGCAGCAACAGCACAAGCAGATCATAGAGGAAATATTAGAGTAGATGGCTCAGATGATATTTTTATCTATGTATAAAAACATTAATCAGTTATAATAAAATTTATGGGACTATTAGACAAGGTTAAACCTAAAAAAGATCAAGGTTTAACAAAAATTGAATCGGAATTCATACTAGCTAAATTACGAACAGCTGACTATAAAGGAAACGAATTCGAAATGTTTTACACTATATTTAAAAAAATAGGTCAACATATTAAGACATTAGATTAAGCACAAGGTCCTTCGGGATCTTTTGCTATTTATAAAATATATCCGTATATTATACGTATATTATTGGCCCGGAAGGGAAGTGGGCTAGAAAATTTCTAGTTACCAACCATAATAGAACTGAATATGCCTAATTGGAAAAAAGTCATTACGAGTGGCTCTATAGCAGAGCTAAATTCCCTATCTTTAGATTCACATCTAACAGCTTCTGGTAACATAAGTTCAAGTGGTACTATTACAGCAAATGAGTTTGTAGGAAGAACTTCATTATCAACTACTGGTAATATAACAATGGGAGGTAGTCTTATCCACGAAGGGGATACTAATACTAAAATAACATTTGACACCGATGATATAAACCTTACAGTTGCTGGTAAAACTGCGTTAGACATTACTTATGATGGCGATGGTGGAGGTGATATAAGAGAAATAACTTTTAATGAAGGTCATGCAGATATTGATGTTAGAATAGAAGGAGACGAAGATACTCATTTATTTTTTACAAATGCTGGAACTGATAGAGTTGGTATAGGAAAAAGTGCACCAAGCTCTAAGCTCGAAGTAGACGGTGATATTACATCAACACACATAACAGCAAGTGGAAATATAACTTTTACAGGTACTTTAAGCGGAAGCTCTAGTTCACATTTAGTAGGAGAAAATTTTATAGCTCACGGTAATAATGCAAACTCAGGATTTTCTATTGCATCTTTAGGAGGAAAACCTACTCTATTCGATACAAGCGGCATATTACATATAGGTGCAGGTCCTAATACAGACCACAAAGGAATTTCTTTAAATAGACCAGTTACAGCTTCTATAATAAGTGCTTCAGGCAATATGATAGCAAATACCTTTGTAGGTAGTGCATCAGGTCTAACTGATATTCCAGGTTCAAGAACCGATGCAACTATATCAGGTTCATTTACTTCTTTAAGCTCTTCTATAGCTTCTGACGTAGCATTAAATACAGTAAAACTTACGGCTAATACTTCTAATGTAACTTCAGCTGGAGCATTAATGGATTCTGAACTTGCCGAAATAGCAACAGTAAAGAATCTAAAAAAAGCTTCTATATCAGGTTCGTTTACTTCAGTTAGTTCTTCTATAGCCTCCGACGTAGCATTGAATACTGCTAAGCTTACAGCTAATACTTCAAATGTAACTAGTGCAGGAGCATTGATGGATTCTGAATTAGCTGAAATAAATACTATAAAAACTTTAAAAAGAGCTTCTATATCTGGTTCATCTACTGAATTGAGTGCTTCTATAGCTAGTGATGTAGCATTAAATACTGCTAAATTAACAGCCAATACTACTAACGTAAGAAATGCTGGAGCATTAATGGATGATGAACTTACTGATATAAGTGCAGTAAAAGGTCTCAACCAAGCTCTTACTACTACTTCAGATGTTACTTTTGGTAGTGTAGAAGCAACATCTTTAAATGTTACTCATATTACTTCTTCTTTTGTAACTTCTTCAATTATTCAAACTGAAGGTTCGAATGAATTTGGTGACGCTATAAACGATACACAAACTTTTAACGGTCATATAACTGCCTCAGGTAATATAAGTGCTTCAGGAGATATTATTGGATCAAGATTTATTAATACAGGAGTAGCAGGTAATTCATTAATAGTAATAAATGGACCTCGTGGTGAAATAACATCTTCAGGTAATATAAGTTCTAGTGCTACTATATTTGCTAATAAAGCACAATTCGGTAGTTCCACAATTAAAATAGATGGTCCGGCAGGACATATAACAGCTTCTGGAAATATAAGTGCAAGTGGTGGATTTGTAACTAAAGAAATTACATCACATAAAGATTTTACTATAAACGCTGCTGGTGATATCGTATTAGATACTGACGGTACTGATATTATACTAAAAGATGATGGTACAGCATTTGGTAGATTCAAAAGAGATTCCTCAGATTTTATCATTAAATCAGAGGCAAACAATAACGATATAATATTTAGAGGTCAAGATGGTGGTGCTACCATTACTGCAATGACTATAGATATGTCAGAAGGCGGTAAAGTAGGTATAGGTAATTTAGTTCCGCCTGAAAAATTAACAGTAGAAGGTAATATAAGCGGTAGTGGTGATTTAATACTACAAGGTGCAGTCTCTTCATCAGGATTACCCCAAGGTACATCTGAAACTAGAATATTAGTAAGTAATACTTCTGGTCATATAAAATATAGAACTAATTTATCATTACAAGGTGCAACAGGAGCTACAGGAGCTCAAGGTGCTACCGGCTCTACTGGCCCAACTGGATCACAAGGACCTACCGGATCAACCGGACCAACTGGTTCTCAAGGACCAACAGGAGCAACTGGATCACAAGGACCAACGGGTTCAACAGGTCCAACAGGAAGTCAAGGACCAACAGGTCCGACAGGTCCAACAGGAAGTCAAGGTGCTACCGGAGCAACAGGTTCACAAGGTCCAACAGGACCTACTGGCCCTACTGGTAGTCAAGGCCCTACGGGACCAACTGGACCTACCGGATCTCAAGGCGCTACCGGAGCGACTGGTTCTCAAGGACCGACAGGACCAACAGGTCCGACAGGATCTCAAGGTCCTACTGGACCGACAGGACCAACAGGAAGTCAAGGAGCGACAGGTGCTACCGGATCTCAAGGTCCTACGGGACCAACAGGTCCGACAGGAAGTCAAGGTCCAACAGGTGCTACTGGATCTCAAGGCCCGACTGGACCGACAGGTCCGACAGGAAGTCAAGGTCCAACAGGACCTACTGGCCCTACTGGATCACAAGGAGCTACTGGAGCAACGGGATCGCAAGGTCCAACAGGACCGACCGGACCAACAGGTTCACAAGGACCGACTGGACCAACAGGCCCAACTGGTAGTCAAGGTGCAACAGGTGCGACAGGTTCTCAAGGCCCTACCGGACCAACAGGTCCTACTGGAAGTCAAGGACCGACAGGACCGACC